ATTTAATAAATAATAGAATTATAACATGGAAAAATTTTTAAATTTATTTTTGAGGAGTGAATTAAGTTTACTCGATTTTTGTAAGCAATATAATCTATCTAGAGTTGAATTTGAAGGTTATATTAATGACAAAGGGTATTATTGGAAGAATGGAAGGTCTGGCATAAAAGTTAACCTATTTAAACTGGCAATAGATGATTATGTAAATTCTTTAGAGAGTGTAGGAGCTTCTGCTAAAAGATTTGGAATTAATTCTCAATCTCTTAGTAAAGATTTAAAAGAATTAGACCTTTATGATGAATCCAGAAAAGGTAAGTCAATAAAAAAATATAATGAACGTATTTTTGATACTATTGACACAGAGGAGAAAGCATATTGGTTAGGATTTATCTTTGCTGATGGATATATATATTCATCCCCAATCGAAGAGAAAAAATCTAGAACAGATTGGAACTTTGAATTATGTGCTTCTGGTACTGATAAAGAACACATGGAAAAATTTGCCAAGTTTATAGGATACACTAAAGAATTAAAGATTACTAAAGCTGATAATAAAGGAAATACTAGATGTAGGGTATGTCTATCTAGTCAACATTTATGGGAAACACTTAATAGTTATGGTTGTACTCCTAGAAAATCTTTAACCTTAAAGTTCCCAAGTCTAAACATATTTAAGGACGAGAGTTTAGTATGGGACTTTATAAGAGGTTATATAGATGGAGATGGGTGTATTTCATATGCAACTAAAGATCATTCTAAAATGCTCCTTTCCTTATTAGGAACAGAAGATTTTTTAAATTCTATACAAGATGTATTTTCTACTAAGTACACTTTGGAATATAATCATAATGATAAGAATTCTAAAACTAGAGTACTAGAAATAGCTTGTAGACCAGGGCTTAACATTTTACATAAATTATATTCACACTCAAAAATATATTTAAAAAGAAAATATGAAAGATATTTAGAATATTGCCGTCTATATGAGGAATCATATAGAGAATTAGAAACCAATAACGGGGAAGGCTGTGATGTCAATCCCGTGATAAGTACAGAAAGTAAAGAGTCTGTGCCATCGTAACGCGTAGAACTTGAACCTCGAAAGAGAATAAAATAGTTCCAAGAGTGGTTTCTACCCCAACACTTTTATAAGTAGTGGGTAAAAAGGTACGCTGGACTATAGCAAAAAGAAGCTATAGAAGTTAGGATAAAAAGCCTAACGATAACAAAATCGAAAGATAGCGATTCCCAGTTTAAAGGAATGCCTCTTACATTGAATGATAGAACAATAAATTGGGTAAATGATTATATTTATGATTCTGGATTAAAATTTAAAGACAATCTCTATGTAGTAAAAGGAGATTTACATCAATATGCTATAACAGAATCCAGAAGGTTTCAATATATTTCTGTTCCAAGTTTATATGGATCTTCTAATTATATAGCTGCTAATTTTGGGAAGACTAAATGGGGAGTAGGTTTTATGGAAGTATTTAATGACCATGTAACAACTGGAGTAATTAAAGAATGATATGATAAGTGGAACGTTCGTAGGAGGGAATGCTAAAGTGATAATTCCCCTAAGAGATAAAAAGAGTATTTATAAGTATTGCCAAGAACAAAAATATGATACTTCTTTACCATTAAGTTGTGATAGTTCTATTGGATTAAAATATACACTTTCTTTTATTCCAAAATTAAATGAACAATCTAATTATTTTATTCTTTTAAATCTTAATGAAGATTTACTTAAGATGTTTATAGAAAAGGAAATGACTCTTGATGAAATTGTTTGTATAGTTGAAGAATCAGAAAAGTTAGACGATTATGAATTATTTCTCTGTTGTTTATATTATTTTCATAATTATACTAATTTAGAAAATTTTGAATATGCACTTGAATCTTTTTCATGTAAAATAGAAGATGATGAAGATTATATAGATTTATATCTTAGTATATATGGAGATATGATAAGAGCAACACCATTATTTTCTAGATATATAGACTTTAAAAAGTTCTTTTTGGAACAGTATACCACTATTAGCTTTAATAATACAAACTATATATTTTTATATGATAAAATTTAATATAAGAGGAAATAAAAATTCTACCGAGTTTAATAATATTCAAGAATTTATTAATTTCTGTAAGGGGAATAATATAATATCAGATGATGAACTTTTCGTATATGATTCTTGTGAAAGTTGGATTACTTATGATATAGAAGGTAGTGGTTACAGTATACACTTATATAATATTGAAGATCCAAAATTATGTCAATGTCTTAAAGAAATTGTCTTTAGAGTTGAAGATATTATAAATATTATCGAACTTTCTGAAAAAGGTCTATGTGATGAAGGAATATTAATTTCTTTTTTATACTATTCTGAAGGTTATTCAAATGATATAGTTAATGAGTATATAATTGCTTTAAGTACTTATTTTAAAAAGTATCCATATCATGAGTTTGATTCTATTATAAAAGATTATTATGATATAAATCTTTCTGCAACCGATTTATGTAATTATATTGATTCTTTTAAATTTTTATGTGACAAATTCAATATTGTAGAGTTTGATGATTGTTGGTATTTATATCATAAAACTAATTAAGTATGAATGCTTTTATATATTCAATTAAAGATACTTCTAAAACTCCTATAATCTATTTAAGTAATTCTCAGGATGTTTATGAATTTTGTAATAAGAATAATATAAATTTGACCGCCCTTATTAATCCTGATGAAGATAATTCTGCAATAGATAATGTTACTTATTATTTAGAGAATTTTGATTTCGCTATAAATATATTTGATATATGTTCTCAAAAATTAATAGATTATCTAAGTAATACTTATTGGTTATTTAAAGATATTGTAGATTTTATCAAAGTATCTCATAAAATTAGTGAGTTTGAGTTATTTATTTCTATCTTATATTATAGTGAAGGATATATAAAAGATATATGTGAAGATTATCCAAAAGCTATTAGGAAGTATATAGGAAATATAGAAAACTATAAAACTATAAATGCCAAAAAGGATTTAATACAAATTATATTTGGAGAACGTATAAACAATTCAGAACTACTAACTTATATAGATATAGACACTATATTAGATGATTTACATACAATTGAGTTTGAAGATAAAATTTATTTATTTAATTCAAAACAATAAATATGTATCTACATAAATCGAATTATTTAAATAAGGATATTTATTATATACTTAAATAAAATTTTATATAAACATGGGCTTTGTTTATTTATGTGATACAAAGAAATCAGATACAATTGAAATAGATTATAACTGGTTAGAATCAAATCCTTCTTTCTACTCCTTACTCTGGAAATGTATAGATAGTGATAAAACAACAAATTCAATACGATTTGTTGCAAAGGACTTAAAATACTCTAATTATATTATTACCATAAATCCTAATAATACAAATCCTAATTTATCTGATCTGTTAAAAACTAAAGATTGGAGTATTAATGAACTATTTTTAATAGCTACAATTCCATATTATTATTACGAAGAAAATATATTTATAATCATCTTAGCATATATTAATTCTATTATTACTAGTCTTGAGGATTATCAATATGCTTTAGATAATTATATGGGAAAGATAAGAAATGGAGAATGGATAGATTTTATGATAGATACATTAGGTATTACTATAGATCCTCAAATAGATGAATATATAGATGCACGTACTTATATAGAAGATAATTTTAATTATGCAATTTTTAATAATTACTATTATATATTTGGATATTAATACATGGAAGTAACTTTAGAACAATTATTAAAAGGAAAAGCAACGCAAATAGGAAAGAAAGAATTCTATTCTACTAAGGATTATATAGATCCCTTTCTTCAATCAATGAGTAAATTTACAGATGAATTTATATGTAAAGTAAAAGAGCCAAAACAGATTAGTATTGGTGAAGAGAAAGATGTAATGTATAATAGGGTTTATATTCAAGCAGTTTTACCTAAAAACTATTGGGAGTATGAAGATCATCAGCAAGTAATATCTTTAATTTATGGATTAGATTGTAAAGTCCCAGTAGTAAAAATTTTTAGGGGAGGGATTAATATGGCGTGTTTAAATCTTTGTGTGTTTAATGCTACATATTTAAATACACAAGTATTAGAGCCACAAAAGATGTATGATATTTCTCCCATTAAAAACCTAATGAATTTAACAGATGATTTAGGAGTTAAGATTAAAAAATTAAAGAATACATTTATATCTAGAGATAAAGTAGATATGACTAATACTCTGGGCAAATGGGTAGATTTTTGTATTAAATCTGAGTATAAAAGTGATTTCGGAAAAGCTAAATTATCCCCAACTACTGCAATATCTGCATATAAAAATTTAGTTTTAAATCCCGACTCAGAGTATTATATTCCGGAAGATGAGGAAGTTTCGTTATTTACCGCATATAACGCATTTACTGAATTATTAAGGGATGATAAAGATGTTGTCAATCCTTTTGAAAAGAATTTACTTTTAAATAATTTATTCGAAATTTAATATGTACAATGATCAATCTAATGCTTTAGGAGAATTTATTTTTCAATCTAAATATGCTAGATATAATTCTAATCTGAAAAGGAAAGAGACCTTTGAGGAATCTGTAGATAGAATATTACAGATGCATTTAAAACATCTTAAAGATAAATATCCAGAAGTATTAAATAATGCAGAATTTAATAATGATTTATTAGAAGCCTTTGAGGAGTATAAAAATAAAAATGTTTATGGATCTCAGAGAGCTTTGCAATTCGGAGGCGATCCTATTTTAAGAAAGAATGAAAAAATCTTCAATTGTTCATATACGTATATAGATAGTTTAGAAAGATTTGAGCAAATTGAGTATTTACTGTTATGTGGTTGTGGAGTGGGGTGTTCTGTTGAATATAAACACGTAAATATTCTTCCCATGATGCCTGAAAGACTTAATAGCTCGGTTGAAGAATATGTAATCGGGGACAGTATTGAAAGTTGGAGTTTAGCTATTGGTAGATTAGTTCAATATTATTTTAATTCTAACGTAACTTATCCTAAGTTTGATTATTCTAAAATTAGACCTAGTGGAAGTTTAATATCAGGCGGATTTATAGCTCCAGGTCCTGATGGTTTAAGAAATGCTTTAAATAAAATAGATTCTTTACTTAGTAATGTTCATAAAACTACTAGAAGATTATCTCCACTTAACTGTGCTGATATATTATCACACTGTGCAGACAGTGTACTTTCGGGTGGTGTGCGCAGGTCTGCTTTAGCTATATTATTCTCTCCTAATGATAAGGAGATGTATAATTCTAAAGTAGGTAATTGGTTTTATGATAATCCTCAACGTGGAAGATATAATGCTTCTGTTGCTTTGGAGAGAAGTGATGATAATAAAGAAGTATTTAATAAAATCTTTGAATCTACTAAAGAATATGGAGAACCTGGGTTTTTCTTTAGGTCTGATTCTGGTATAGGATGTAATCCATAAAATGATGTGGCTATATATAGTGATATATATAGAAAACTAGGCTAATTCGGGGAATCTCTTATTTAATAAGACAATCCCGAGCTAAGTGATTAAATATTTAATCTAAATGTGTAACGACTATCCTGAAAAGGAGTAGAACCAAGTGGTTCGAAATGCCTAGCGTCTTATATTAAATATATAAGATGGTGATATAGTCTAATCTCTATAGTGATATAGAGGATCTTTAATTAGATCAGATAAGAAGTAACGAGCTTATCTTAATATAATGGTTTTGAAATAGGTTTTAAACCCGTACTAGAAATACAGAAACCTGATGGAGTATCTAAACAAACCGGAATACAGTTTTGTAATTTGATCTCTATCTCAGGTAAAGAATCCACAACAGAAGAGAAATTCTATAAACAATGTAAAGCAGCTGCTACTATTGGAACAATTCAAGCTACATATAATTCTTTCCCTTTCTTAGGTGAAGTAACAGAGCAATTAGCTAAGAATGATCCATTAATTGGAGTATCTATTAGCGGGATTATGATGAATCCTGATATATTATTAAATGAAAATATTCTGCGTAAAGGAGCTGAGATTATTAAAGAACAAAATAGCAAAATAGCTAACTTACTAAGAATTAATCCTGCATCTAGGACTACTTGTATTAAGCCTGATGGAAATATAAGTACCTTAACTGGAAACACTCCTGGATGTCATGGTCAACATGCGAAAAGATATATCCGGAGAGTTCAGGTTAATAAAGAAGAAGAAGCAGGTAAAGTATACGCTAAATATAATCCTAAAGCAGTAGTAGAATCTGTTTGGTCTAATAATCATACTGATAATTGTATTATGTTCGCAATAGAATCGGATGATAACGTTAAAACCAAATCGGAATTACTAGGAATTAAACAATTAGAAGTAATTAAATTACTATATAACAACTGGATTCTTCCAGGAATGGTAGATCCTACTAATCCTGTATGTAATAATGTATCTAATACTGTTATAGTTCCAAATCAAGATTGGCATAGAGTAAAAGATTGGGTATGGAATAATAAAAACTTTATTGCTGGAGTATCATTTATTCCTTCAACTGGAGACATTACTTTTACACAACCTCCATACTCAGAAGTATTTATCCCAGAAGAATTAGTGGAAATGTATGGGGACGGAGTAATATTTGCCTCAGGTCTAATCGTAGATGCAGAAAAAACTTTCGGGAATTTGTGGAAAGCTTGTGATACATTTAATTATAAAGGGGAGAAACTATATTCTACTGTTGAAGATGCTAAAGAATTTATTAAAGAACTTAATGTAGCAGAAGATCCCTCTTATTTAAATAAACCTCATTCTGAATGGGTAAAAGCTAATTCAATTCAATATAATAATTGGGTTAAAGTATTATCCATATTGGGATATACAGAAGAATTCATAGATGAAATTTTAGATTCTGATATAGAAATTCCAATTGCAGAAATTCAGAAGTATTTAGATAAAACAGCATTTACTAATATAAAAAATCTAAATACTAAAAGAGATATAATGCGGAGAATGAAAAAGTTCGGAGATACATATTTCGGAGAAGATTATAGTACTATGATTGAAGCTCTTAAATATGTACAATTATATCATGATTGGTGTGATATAACTAGAAACTATACTCCTATCGATTGGACTACAGTTAAATGGAAAAAAGTATTAATTGATGCAGATACAACAGGAGCTCAGGCTTGTTCTGGAGGACAATGTGATATAACTAAAATATAATAAGTATATGAAATATAGAATTACTTATACAGTATCTTGTGATTCTACATTTTATGTAGATATCGATGCAGATAATGAAAAAAAAGCAATAGATAAATTTAGTTCCGGATACTGGGATTACGATGAAGAAATACTTATAGACTCTTCTTGTTTAGATCCAGAAATAGAAAATATTCAAGTAATAAATGGGGAGGATGTTTGATGAAATATACTATTCACAATTTAAACAACGGATTGTACTGGGACGATACCTGTGAACTATTTAGAACTGGAGGATTAGTTCCATTATATAATACAGAAGATGAAGCTAAAAATGTTATAATTAAAAAAGAATTGAAAGAATGTGAAGTACTTCCAGTTTTATTAATTCCAAATCCTGACGATAATGATTAAATCTTTTTATGCTATATATAATCCTAAATTATCTAATTATTACAATCCTATAACAAAAGAGTTTGGAGTGTATAATACTAACGCTATTTATAATAAAGATACTGCTCTTAAATATATAGATCAAGATGGACTAAAAGGTTGTGAGTTAAAGATTATATATAAATATTTTAAATCATGATATTAAATTTTATATATAATAGTCTGGAATCTGATATCGATCCTTTCGATATTCTTCCTCCTGATAATGATATAGAGAATTTAAATATAAATTATTATGATATATCATATACTAAGGATAAGAAAAAGGGAAGAGCTATATTAAATAAATATGCTGCTAGAGAACTTCCAGTATTTGAATTAACAGATGACAACGGGAATTATTTATATTTTTCTTATGCAGAAAGTAGATTGTATAAATTAACCAAAGAATTTATTATATCTAAAGTAAAAGAATACGAACATAATAAAGAATAAATATATTTTATCTATGTTAGCAGAAGATCTCAAAATTGGAGATATTATACTTGTAGAAGGAGGAAGTAGTAATTATAATATAGAAATTTTGGATATATCATCACCTAATATTAAATATAGATATACTGATTTACCTAAAACTAATAATTGGGCAGACTTTTCTACGTTTAATAAAACTTTTAAAATACTTGAAATATTAAAAGAAGGAGATGGAAAAAGAAAAGGAAATAAAACTATAACAGTATCAAAGAAATCTAAGAAAAAATGAAAGTAAAAATATATAATAAATCTAATAACGAACTACCTAAATATAAAACATCTGGGGCAGCAGGGATGGACGCAAGGGCTAGCTTTAGTAATATTGATCCAAAAGATTTAATTAAATATGGTCCTGTTGTATATACTTTAGATGCGGAAACAAAAAAAATTAAATCTATCTCGATGCAGCCAGGGTCAAGAGTTTTAGTTCCTTTAGATATTCATACAAGTATTCCGGAAGGTTATATGATTACTTTACATATTCGTAGTGGAGTAGCTCTTAAAGATGGATTGATTCTTGGAAATGCAATTGGGATTATAGATTTTGATTATAGAGGGAATTATGGAGCTATTTTAGTAAATCCTTCATGGAATAAACCTGTAGATATCTCAGAAGGAGATAGAATTTGCCAATTAATTCTTCAAAAGGTAGAGACATGTGAATGGGAAGAAGTAGATAATTTAGAAGATTTAGATATAACAAATAGAGGGATTGGTGGATTTGGATCAACTGGAAAACAATGATGCTTATATTAGAAATATTAGGAACTGAATTTTCTACTCCGAATAAATCAGGATGTAAAATATTATTCGATGAAATAGAAAATATAGATCTTATTAGGAAAGCTTCTAGATGTATATATAGTTACCAACAAGATTTAAATTTTAAAACATTACAGAATGTATTCTCCTATGATCTTAATGTAGATCAAGATCTAATGAATTATATAGAAGTGATGTCAGAAGATTTTGATCATATTTCTAGCATAGTAATACATACTATAAAACATATAAATGAAGAGATTATGTTCTAATGGAGAATGCAAATAACATATTTTCTGAATTTGGAAGTGCTTTAATACAAGAAAAAGAAGATCAAGAGTTGGAATCTGAAATAAAAGGATTCCATACTCTGGATTTTGAATTATCTTGGGAACAATTATCTGCAATTAAGAAAATTATTAAGTTTATAAATAATAAAAACATTAGTAACAAAGACAACACTGATAATAATAAATTATTATTGTCTGGAAAAGCTGGAACAGGTAAAACTTCAGTTATATCACAAGTAATAGCATATTTAGATAACCATAGTTATGATTATGTAGTATGTGCTCCAACTCATAAAGCTAGGATTAATCTAGAGAAACTTACTAAGACTGAAACATTAACATTACATCAGTTATTGTTGTTAAAGCCTAATCTAGAAATTGAACAATTAAATATTAAAGAATTAGAATTTCAAAGTGGGTTGAAACATAATCGGAAAGCTAGAATTCCTAGATTAGTAATAGTAGATGAATGCAGTATGATAACCTCTGATTTATACGAGTTTATAGATAAAGAGTTAGTATCAAAAAGGAATGTAAAGATAGTTTTTCTAGGTGATTCAGCACAACTACGAGGAGTTAAAGATTTAGAAATATCTAAAGTATTCTCTTTAAAGAATAAAATAGAATTAACCAAAATATACCGACAGAAAGATGAAGCTCCGTTATTATATTTATTAGATGAATTAAGAACATCTCCACATTTTGGTAGGTTTAAAGAGTTTAAGTCCAACTATGGATCTTTATATAACTGTAACAATGTAAAAGATTTTATAATCAAAGCTGGAAAGAATTTTAAGAAGGCTATTAGTAAAGAAGATCCGTACTTATGTAGAATTCTTACATATACAAATAAAAGATTAAATGAGTATAATACTGTACTTAATAAACTTTTATTTAATAATAATGAAGAATATAATATTGGAGGATTTCTAACTGGATATGATAACTTTGAGTCCGATGATTATTTTGGAAAAATATATAACTCTCTAGATTATATAATAAAAGATGTAAAGCCTTATATTAAACCTCCATCTCAAATATTTCCTCTAGAATTAAAGGGATTTATATTAACTTTAAGAGATTTTATATATGAAGATGATATAGAAGTATTTATTATATCTAAATATATAGATCCTGAAATATTAAATTCTTTTATATCCTTATTTGAAACAACTAGACTAACCGCTCTAAAAGTAGACAAGAAAGTAAATTCTAGATTATATGGAGCATTGTGGAGTAAATATTATAAGTTACAACAATACTTTGCATCCCCGATTGATTTATATTATGATGGGAGATTAATAAAATCAGCAACACTAAAGCCTGGATATGCTATTTCAACACATAAAAGTCAAGGAAGCTCGATTACTAATGTTTATATAGATATGAAAGATATTTTAAGATGTAAAGATGAAGAGGAATTAAGACAATTACAATATGTAGCATTGTCTAGAACTAAAAATAACATTTATTTATTAAATTAAAATGGATTATAATATAGACTTAAATTTTCCAAAAGATATTCCTGTAGAGATTTATACTCCAGAAGGAGAATTACTCGCCACTGTAACTACTCAAACTGAACTTTTATATATCACAAATCAGATTAGATCACAGAAATTAGAAGGATTCTATATTAAGTTCAAAGATTTAGAAATACGTATAACTAAAGATGGAACTTTAGAAAGTACTCCTGAGGAAATGTTCTATAATTATCGTAAAATTATTAATGAGACTATATATGGAATGCCTTTTGAAGAATATAATAAAGTAAAAATAGAAGTAGACGTAAACGGAGTTTTAACTGAAGTATATTATAAAGGTAATTTCTATGCTAAATATCTTTCTAGAATGAGTAAAGACTCCTTTACAATAAAAACATATCCAGAATGGATGGATGTAGTAACTTCTGTAGAAATGGAAGGAACAACTCAAAGAAAGATATTAGAAGAACTTTCTAATGGAACATCTTTTACAACTATATGTAATCTTTTACTATCTAATGAGAACAACGTATAAGAATGAATTAATATCTAGAGATTCTAAAGGAAAAATTAGAGTAGTATATGCTAGTGCTAAATACCTCCCTATACCTAATGAATTTAGAATCTTTAAAAAAACTGGATTATTTAAAGGAAAACTCATTGAACAGCCTGAGAAAGTTATTACAGAAGGTAAAGCTAAAAGAACTGTTCATCAACAAGGAGATTTAGAATATAATTCTACTATATCTAAGTATTTAGATAAAGGATATAAGAAAGTAGAAGAATTATTCACAAAGCCTTTGGATAAGTTATCAGAAGAAGAAATAAATGAAAAACTTCCGTTAATAAAAACTAATGCCGATAATGTTCCTATTCCAATGGGATGTAAAAAATATACGGAAGTAGCTACTAAAGCTTTTGATAAAGAATATTTAGCTTCAAGAAAATTGGATGGAGTAAAGTGTATCTTCTATCAGAGGGATGGAGAGATTAGGACAAGTTCCAGGGGCGGTAAAGACTACAACATAGCAGCAGAACATCTAATTAATGATCCTGCTATGATAGAGATATTTAAAAAGTATCCGGATATAATGTTAGATGGAGAAATTTATAAACATGGATGGCCGTTACAAAAGATCTCTGGATTAGCTAGAACTAAGGAAATTACTCCTGAAAAATATCAAGATATTATCCAATTACAATATTGGATATACGATATCGCTGATGATAAAATGAAATTTGAGGATAGATGGGAATTAATGCAGGAACTAGAACCTATTATATCTAAATCGTTTCACTTAAAATTAGTAGAACAAACTCCAATTTCTGGATGGTTAGGAATCGATAAATTAAATAAGAAATATGTAGCAGAAGGATTTGAAGGAGTAGTCATTAAACGATTAGACGCATATTATGGATATGGAAAGAAGACTAGCGCAGCTATAAAGATTAAGGACTATAAGGATGAAGAATTTCTTATTGTTGGATGGATTCGAGGATTAAGACCCGAAGAGGATATGTGTTTTGTAATGGAGACTAAATCTGGAAAAAGATTCAAAGCAAAACCTGTAGGAGATAGGAATACTAAATTGGATTATATAAAGAATATGTCTAATATTATTGGACATATGGGTACTGTTACATATTTTAATATGTCAGAAGGTGGAATTCCAACTCAACCTGTATTTAAAACAATTAGATATGAAGAAGATATATATAATAATTATGATGAAGAGGATTAAATAATAATTGAATATGAAAATTGGCAGTAGAAAATCGATCAATGATGATCTTCAAAAGTATGATCACTTAAAAAATAAGTCTTCTCTTATAGAAATAACCGAATGGACTAATGGAGAGGGATGGGATATAGCTATAAATGAAAGAATATTTAATCTAACTTATGGAGAACTTGAAGCTATAAATTATCTTACTAAAGCATTAGATTATGAATCCGATAAAGTCAAAGATAAAGATTATTAATCAATATAATAATCCTCTTTATTATTGGTGGAAAGTTAGAAAAATATTTAAAAGACCTAAATGTCATCTTATAATTAAGAAAAATTTATGGTTTTTTGGACTTCCTATTAGAAGAGATTATTATAATCCTATTATAAGTATAAGATTCTCAGGGTTAGGATGGAAATGGAAATATGATGAAGTTAGACATGAATGGGATCCTTATATTCAAATATGCTTATTTAGAAAATATCATATTGTTTGGATATTTAATTGGGTAAAATATGATGACTTAGATTCTGATACAATAAGTATGGCTACGTGGGAAGCTATACTAGATTATTTACATAAGCATAAAACTGTACAGGAATGCGTAAATTTTCATGCTTGGAAGAGTGGTGAAAAGATTCTAACTATAAAAGAAAATATAAAGAAAAAGTATTTAAAAACTTTAAAATAATGGTAACTATATACATCCTTACAGTAAATTATTATAATTAATTATATAATAATCAGATAAATAATTAAATATACTATTGTTTATATATTGTTTTATCATTATATTTGTAATATGGAGAATACAACATCATATAAAAAACAAAAACGTTCTAAAGGAGATAGATTAAATTGGACTCCTGTATGGGACGTGAAGCCTGTGAAACTAAAAGAATGTTCAACTTCTTTTAGTAAAGTATCAGAATGTGAATTAATTAGATTAAATAAAGATGTAAAAATTCTTTTAGTTCCGTGAATTTTGATTATAGTGGATATGATTTAAAATTCATCCAATGCGATAAATGTAAGGACGGAAGTAAACATTTATATACTAAAATATATAAATTTTACTCTCCAAAAACTCATTATTTCTATATTGTACGTGCAGAGTATCATGAATTAGATGTATATGCAATTAAATTTTATTGTAAACGATTTCGACATAGTGATTTAAAATATTCTAAGATAGTTAATAAAGGAGACATTGGTAATATTATTATTACTTGTTTAAAAGTTATTCCTACTCTTTTACAAGAACAACCAACAGTTTCGTTTGCTTTTGTTGGGGCTAGAACTCTTGATACAAAAAGTTCAAAAGTAGAAAGCTATATAAAAACACAAAGATTTCGAGTTTATAAATATATAGTTGCTAAAAATATTGGTACTCAAATATTTACTCATTATACTAATGAAGAAGTGAGTTCATATTTATTAATAAATAATCAAGTAAAAAATACTTCTGTAAAGAAGAAAGAAATTGAAAATATGTTCAAAGAAACATGTGATGATTTACATAATATAAACTAACTAAATAAATAATTGTCTGATTTTTCAGAATAGAATATTTAATTACTTATTTGAATTATAAATAATTAAATATTTAGGGTGGCTGTAAGGATGTATATAATTACCAAAATAATTATATTAGAGATAATTTATTTTATCTCTAATATTTAAATAATAATTTATGAAGTATAAAAAGAAGCCTGTAATCGTAGAAGCTATACAACTTTTAAATGATGATTATTCTATAGAAGAATGTTTAAAGTTTATATATAATGTTTTTATAACTGACGATGATATAGAAACTGTTAAAAATGATAAACATATACGTATTCAAACTTTAGAAGGGGATATGAAAGCTTCTTTTGGAGATTATATTATTAAAGGAGTAAATGGAGAATTTTATCCATGTAAACCGGATATTTTTGAAAAAACATATGAAAGTATTAAATAATATGAGGAAAATATTTATTTTTATAACATTAATATCATTAGTATTTTTATTAACAAAATGTAATGGAGACATATATAAAAAGAATAAAAGTGAGTTAGTTAAAACACTTTCTTCTATGGATTTATATACAGTTCCAGTGAAAGAAAATTTATCTACTATAGTAACATTCGGAAAGGATACTTTAGCGGTAACTAATACTCCTATAAATATATATATTCCAAATGTATTAAATAGATTTGATAGTCTTAAATTAGATACTATTGCTGTAGATACTAATAACTTATTTAGTCAATATGCTCAAACCGTATTATTTGAAGATATAGAGAGCAAAGATTATGATTTTAACGATCTTGTGATTTATATTAAAAATAAATGTAAGTATTTAAATAATAAAGATTACTTCTTGCAATCTATAGAAATCCAACCTATTGCTCTAGGAACTACACAGAATATAAAATTAGGATGTGTATTAAGTAACGGTTCTGAGTATATTATATCTAATAATGTTAGAGAAGAGTTATTTAATAATCATAAAGGATATATAAATACAATATCAGGAAAAGGAAATATTAAATTTAAATCCTATTTAGCACTTGATAGTATTAGATTAAATAAAGACTCTAATCCATATATTGCTTGGTTCATTGAAATAAATAAAGCTAGATATTATTCAGTATGTTCAGAAATAGATTGTGAGGAATATAATATGTTTGGAGATAGAGATATTCCATATGGACTAGTCTTTTATAATACTTTCATGTATTCGGAAGAAGGAAATCCTATATTTGAAGTATATAAGGACTTCTATCTTTGGAGAGATGGAAAAAGATCTTCAATAAGAGAATATTCTGATTCTAAATGCTATAGGTATTAAAATATCATTTAAATAAATGAAAGATTTATATAACACTATAAATAAAGTAATTAATAACAAATCTTTAAATTCTGAGGAAGCAACTAACTTAGTTCATATATATATTACAGAAGAGTTAGGAAAAGAACCAACTTCCGAAGAACTTACAGAAGTATTAAAATTACTACAAGGAGGTATATTTGATTTTGAATATATGTTGGATATTATATTAAAGAAACCTCATGTATATGGATTATATACTTGTAGTATTTATTCTTCGTTAGATGAAAGTGGGAATAGAAAATTTATAAAAAGAACTCTTTATAGAAATTAGAATGGAAACCTATATTGATTTTGATGAACCCTATACATCAGATGTGTTTGATGATGTAGATCCTTTATTAGAAGTAGAAGAACTTCCGAAAGAAATTAGAAATGAGTTATTTAAAGAAATCGAAAAAGAATTTGAAGAGGAAGAAGAATCTGATTTATTAAAAGATTAATTATGAGAAATTTTAAAATTACTTTATCAACCGAAGAAATTATTTCGGAAGAAGAATTACTTGATATTATAAATTATTGTTATGATACTAATTATTTAACTTTTTCTGATATTCCCAAAGAATTGATAAAAGAATATATAATTAGCGAAGTAGGAAGTATATTTTCTTTCGAAACCTCTAATATAGATATTAAAGAAGTACATTGTGAAGAATAAATATATTGATATTACTAGGGAAGATTGGATTAGTCTAATCTCCCTAGATAAAAATAATCCAATAAATAAAAAATTGGGAGCAAAATTTATTTGTCAAGAAGAAATTAAGAAGACGGAGGAAACTATTTTATATAGAATATGTATAGAAGATATAAAATCAAAACGATTATTTTGTGTTAAATATATTCTATTTAAAGATTCCGAAGGAAAGCCTGATATAGCAATAAATACTGAATATACTGATAAATTATATAAAATCTAATAAAATGCTTACATATTATTTAAGAAACTTCTGGCAGGATTGTAAAATAGATTCAATTCAAAAAATTCGAGAAGCTATTCCAAATATAGATGATGAAACACTTCTAGAAATTTTAGAAGGTAAAAAGAAAGCTGTAACTGAGGATGGTATAAATTTTACTATAGAAGATGATCATGAGGAAGATAGAATGTATTTAAGTAGAGATAGTATACAAGAATCTTTTGAATACAAATTTAGGGATTTAGCTTCTCAGGTTATGGGATATTCAAAAGGATTGTATCTTGATACAGATGAGGATAGAAAACATTATTACTCTCTTTTAAAAAATACTTTTGAGGAGATTCACGAATTAGAGAATAATTGGAAAGAGTTTTGTACTTTGATAAAATGTAATATAAATCTAAAAGTTAAAGATTATCTTTATGACGAAGAGTCTTTGGAAGCAGATAATGTTGATGTATTTAATTATGTCGAACATTTAGATTCTCCTAATAAAGCTTCTTCTTACAAGGACCTTGTTTCTGAATACCTATCCACACTAAACTTTAGTTTTAAATATGCTCTAGATTATTTAATAGAAGAACGTGACTATCGAACTATAGAATTATTAAAATTAGATTCATCTAACGGATTAAATTATATCCCGGAGCATAAAAAAGCTCAATCTGAATTAGATACTCTTAGAGGAGATAATATCTTTCCAGAAGATATTCTTGAATGTATATGGAATAGTGGTTGGTTATCTCCAAATGGAGAATTATATGGATGTCCAGATTATGATCATATAAATTTCTCTAATAGATTAGTTAAATATTTAAATTTATCAGGAACAAATTCTGATAGAATATTAGAAACTAATGGATATATTAAATTCTCATGTGGAAGATGGTTATATATGGAGAAAGATTTTACTCCTACTATAGCCCAATTAGAAACAATTTTAAAGTGGAATAAGGAAAGGAATAAAAGTCTTAAAATTTGTATTGGAGATGGATTATCAATGGTTAATGTAGATATTATAGAGTCTAAATTAAATTCTTTAAATAAATAAAATGAAAGTACATAATTTCCAAATAGAGAAAAGAATGGAATTATTTAATCGGTGGGTTAAGAAAAGGAGCGAGAGAGATAACAATTCCATTAAATATTTTTATGATGGAGGTAATGATATATACATAACCCCATATCAATTACAAGATCCGGATTATATCATTCCAGAATGGAATAAGACTATCCCTTCAAGGTTAAGAAAGTTATATAATAAAATAGGAAAATTATGTAAAATCGATGGTGATGTTATTGGATATTTTGCTGGGATAGTATGTGATTATACTGATTTTTATTATAGAATAGTATTAGAAGATGAACCTAGAAGTATTTTACATTCATGTGTTGGAAAAATAGATTTTATTGATTAGTATTAACATTTTAAATATATTTATTATGAATTATTCAGAGGTTATGGAATTACTAACTGATGAAATACTTGAATTGTACGAAATAAAAAATAGTGATTACGGAAATTCTTTTTATAAGCAATTAGATGAGGATGGATTATTAGTATCTAAGATTAGATTGCAGGATAAATTAAGTAGATTTTCATCTATTATTAAAAAAGGTACTATAGAAGTAAAGGATGAGAAGCTTAGAGACACATTAATTGATCTCGCTACATACAGTATAATGACTGTTGCCTGGTTAGATAATAAACAGAAGTAAATGAAATCATTTTATGAAAAAGAAAACATTTAGTGATTTAAAAGAAGGAGACTTTGCCTATATAGTACGTAAGAATGGATTTACTATAACAGAGGTTACTGATATAAATACGCTCGATACAGGAGAAATACGATTTTATCTTAAAGATGGGTTTATAGGAGGATATTTATATAATCCTAAGAACAATCATCTTATTAGTGTTGATACCATCATATTAAATAAAGAAGATATTATAAAAGAACAATTAAGATTAACTAAAAAACATTTATCAGAAATAAATCGTAAATTAAAATATTATCAGAAGAAATATAATAAATGGAATGATTATAGAATATGTCTAGAAACACAATTGAATGAAAACGTTTAGCGACTTGAAAGGAGGAGATTTTTTATATAAAATATGTAATAAAAAAGTTACTAAAGAAGAAGTATGTAGTACATATAAATATCCATCCGGAATGATTTATACTACTTTAATGTGCGATCTTCCATTTGAGGCTCCTAAATCAAAATCTGTATTTAAAGTTGAAAAATCTACTCATTACTATTACTATGTAATAAATAAAGAAGATATTACTAAATACCAACTCATAATAGCAAAAGAAAAATTAAATAAGATGAAAGAACAATTAATTCCATCAATAAAGAAATTAAAAAAGCAACAAGAAAATTATTTAGAACAACTTAAATATGTTCGAGAATTAAAAAGTAAAATATAAAATTCATCATGAAAACTTTTAAAGATTTAAAAGAATGGGATACAGTATGGATTATTGATTATAAAGATATTAAAGAGTATAAAGTTAAATATTGCAGACCTTATAATGATCATCATTGTTTGGCAATTAAAGATTTCTTCCCTTCTAAAGAGCACCCATATCTTTCATTTGAATTTCCTGTAGATTCTGATAAAAGTATTGAATATATAGATAAACATTATATAGTACTTAATAAAGAAGATATTCATGAATACCAAATGAAGTGTCTTATAGAGCGAAGAAACAAATTATATGAATTACTGAACGGATTAAGGAAAGCAGAACGAACTTATATAAAACAAATAGATGAAGTTGAAGATTTAATAAACAAATGCAATGAATAATTTTGAAGCTGCTATAGTTAAATACATTTGTCCTATATGTGGCAGTGTTGTCGAAGATAATATTATAATGAACTCTAGATTAACGGAAGAAGATGCTTCTAAGGTACGAGAACTCCATAATAAAATTGTAGGTTATTCTGATCATGCTTGCGAGGAATGTTCTAAATATAAAGATACTGCGGTATATTTTATCGAAATAGATTCGGAAAAGTCTGTTGGTAATGATACGTATAGAACTGGACGAATTACTGGAATTAGAAAAGAATCCGAATTAGTCGCAGCTGCCGAGAAATATATAATTACTTTAGAAGATGGAACTAGGTTTTGTTATATAGATAAAAAGGAAGGAAAGAGAATTGGAATGTGGAATGATTAAATTTTTAATGAATGAGACTAATTAAGCCAAGTGTTGAAATATGGGATCAAGAAGAAGGTTTAAATGGGGTATATAAAAGTATTGAACGTGCGGGACGTATTTGTTATAAAAGTTCTGATAAAATAACAGAGGATTCTGCTGAACCTTTTGTAGATAGAATGATTAAATCACTACATCACTCTATGCTAGAACAGGGTACAGTATATCTTACTATTCCAAGAGAAGATATTAACTACCATATTTATTTAAGTAAGTACAGAGATAATCCATATTCAGAATGTAGAGTTGCTCAAACTTTAGAAGGTATACCAGTTGGAAGTTTATATATTAGCACTAATTATAGAGTAATTATAGAACATGACTGGACAGATGATTTAAAGTATCTATGTAAACCAACAAAATTTCATGAGAAGAGAATTAGTGTTCATTTTACATGTGATAGGGGAATATGGAACGAATTTATTAGACATAAAACTTTACAGAGGGGAGATGATTGTGAAGTATATCCAATTGTAGACTACGATTCTGAACAGAATAACTCATTTGCCCAAGAATCTACGAGGTATTGTAATTTCTCTAAGAATAAATTCAATAATGAGATTACTTATATAATTCCAACATGGTTAGATATTCCAGAAGGAGAAGCTTATTTCCATGATGGTATAAATTTTAGAGTTGGTGCTAATAAAGAATTTTTTGGAGAGTCTGTAAATAGTAAAGCTTGGAATAGAAATAATAATTGGAAAGAAGTAGATTCATTTTTACATAGTTTAGATGTTTCAGAGAAGGTGTACTTTGATTTACTAAATTTAGGTTGGACTCCCCAACAAGCAAGACAAGTACTACCTAATGCTCTTAAAACAGAGCTTGTAATGACAGGGTTCATTTCTGACTGGAAACATTTTATAGATCTTAGATATAGAGGAACTACTGGAAAACCTCATCCAGATGCATTTTATCTAGCAGAGAAATTATATAATCTATTTAAAGAAAGAGGTATTGAAGTTTAATGAAAGAATATATTCGATTTGGAGAAATTCCTGATGATGAATGTTCTGGTATATATAATAATGAAGGGGAATTGGTTGGGAAAGAGCGTGGAGTATCATGTTATGAATGTATATGTTTCAATAACCAATATAGAATTTTATTACCATATAAACCTACTAGATATACGTGTATAACTCTACATAACTTATATGAACAATATTTTGAAGGAAATATAAATATGTATCTTATAACAGGATTTAAAGTTGGATATGGGAGTGATAATGAACCATTAGTGAAAAATATACAGGTATTAAAGAAGATTAGTAGAAAGTCCTTTAAATCTTAATATCTAAATTAAATATAATATGTCAATTAAAATAAGGTCTAGAGTTTTAAAAGCTTCCGAATACACCCATTCCATAATATTATTTTCCGATAAATTTCCAGAAAATGAAAATTTTATCCAGAAAATAATATATTATACAGCTAAAGGTATCTTAAATCTCTTTTCAGTATCTAAATTAGGAGATTTCTTATCTGGATATGTTCTTCAAAAAGTATTTAAACATAGAGGAATATTTGAATATTGGATAAAAAATAAATGTCAAACTAAGATCATATATAATATACCCCGCTACCAATTAGACACTCTTGTAGAACGTTGTGACAAAGAAAATATTCCAGTCTACCAAGATATCGATTTCAAGACAAAAGAGTGTGTAGGTCTTTATATAGGGCCTTATTGGACAAATAAATTGTATTATATCTTAGATAATAGGATTGTACAAGAAAAATTTGAATTAGATTTAGATATAAAGAATGATGATAAAAATATATAAAATAAAGTTTAGAATTTAATATGAATAAAAATAAAAATCCTTTCGTATCATATTCGGAGTTTTTTACTAAATTAGATCCTAATACAGAGAAAGTATCTCCAGAAATATTAGATATGAAATTTAAAGATTTAACAAATGATAGAAACAATATTTCTAACAGCCCTGGCAATAATGATTCTGGGGTATCTACTAATATCAGCTCCGATAATTTTAATTTTACTAAACCAGCTGATTCTAGCAATTTGGAAACTAATAGAGCCAATATGGGACAAAATCAAAAGAATGAATTAAAGAAGCAGATTACTTCTTATATAAATTCTTTAGACATAGAAAATGATTATAAGAAATATTTAATTAGATTAGCTGAAAGAGAGAGTAATTTTAATCCAGAAGTAATAAATGCACAAGGATTTAAAGGATTATTTCAATTTGGGGATGATGCTTTAAGAGATATCGGGATGACTACTTCTGATTATATGTCAGATTGGAAGAAGCAGATTGATGCTGTTATTAAATTTACTAATTTAAATAGAGAAAGACTTAGAAATACCCTAAGAGGAACTAATGGAAAAGATATCGATGGGACTAAGATAAATGAGTGGGGCTTATTAGGAGCTGCACATCTAGGTGGCGTTAGGGGAGTAAACAAGTTCCTGTTTAAAGGAGCTAATCCAGTTGATGCGAATAATACTAGTATAAAAGATTATTTAATATACTTTAGTAAGTAATGAAATATAAAGATATCATATTAATATTCTATTGTTTATTAATTGTAATATTAACATTTGGAATTGGAAGAATCTCAGGAAAGATTTCATATCAAAGTGATATATTAAAAGAGAATTTAAATATACAAAACTATCTTCCATCTATAGATATTAGGAGATATTCTCCGGTAAGTGAGACTGAACAGTCTTTATTAAATAAAATGAGTAAAGAAGGTTATTGTTTAGTTGATGTAACAATTGAAAATGGAAGAGTATTTTATTATTTTCAAAAGATAGTATATAAGAAAGAATTTAATTTGAAATAAAGAAACCCTAACAGTGCATTATGCATTGTTAGGGTTTTTCTTTTTTTTATTTGGCTGGATATTTTTTATTAGATATGTATTTTAAGAATTTAAATTGAAATAATTTCCTAGTATTTAAATATTCTGGATTATTTTCATTATATCTAGCCTCAGTTTCAAAACATATATTCTTATATGCCATATTATATGGAGGTAAAATTATCTCTATAATCCAACATATTACATATATTAACAATGGAAGTAAAGGAGTAGCTAAAATCCACCATAAAGAGAGATTAAATATTAAACAAGATAAAACTGCTATAATAATAGATGTAATCCAAATCTCAGTCTGTTGATATACATGAATCGTTTCATGTCTAAAAAATCTTTCATTAAGTCTTCTAGTATCACCCTTATATTCGCTTCTTATCCATAAAATAAAAATAGTTACCATAGCAAGAAATCCTTTAACTGGAATTAGTGGATTATATATTACTAATGGTAAAAGTTTATGTTTTTGTTTTGATGTAGTCATATATAATAAGTATTTATTCTTCTGAATTTAATAAATTAAACACGTTCTGAGTTTGTTTTATTACATAAAAATTCTTAGGAATCTCTTTTCCGAAAGAACTTTCTCCTTTAGCTATTCTAATAGTAGAGTCTTTCAGTCTTTCTAAAAAACTAAGAGCTACCGGAGTATCTAAAGAAAGTCCTAGAGGAGCCCAAAATACAAGTTCGTCAGTGGAATTTAATAAAGTTTGTCTTAGAATATTCTTAGTTAAGGGATCAAATTCTTCTCCACTTTCTTCTTTATCTTCTATTATTAATCTAAATAATAATGCAAGTAAAGCAGCCCACATAGAATCTGCTAATAATTGTCTAGCATTTCTAATTCTATAATCTTTATGTTCTAAAGTTGCATCAGTATTCTTATTTATATAATACTTAAATAAATATTGCATATAATAGAAAGTACTATTCACCATTCCTTCTATAAATCTTCCAGACCATTCCTTTGCAGGAATATCTGTAACTTCTGTAGTTTCTATTAAATGAGATTCTCCATCCTCACCTACCACAGATTTTAAATAAAGTAAATTTCCTTCTTCATCTGTTTTTTGTTTCCATTCTCCTTTAGGTGTTTTATCAGTTCCTCCTAAGAAGAATCTTTCACGAGTAGATGAGAAATAAGATTTAAATTGGAATAGTATCTTACCTACAAATTTATGTCTAGCAGCAAATGCATTTTCATGATCCATATATCCGAATAATGAATCGGCAGAAGATTTTATATTTCTTTTTTCTGCTATAGTATATGCGGAAGGTAATGCTACTGGATTAGATTCGTTAAATTTTAACTCTTCCCAATCAAGATCATTCTCATGTTCAATATTAAATTGAGTTAGATGTGCGATATAATCTGCTTTTTGTTTATTATATAAAGGATGCGATTTATCTCCAGATGCGAATATAGAATATCTCCCATCTTTAGTCCAATCATATATCAATTCTCCATCTTTAGACATATGGTGAGCTTTCAAACAATCATCATGAATCATTTGAGCTACTATAAATACCATTCTATTTAAAAAATCTGGAGCAGTAGTAGCCCAATAAGCACCTCTTCTTAATAATCCTTTATAACCTTTTCTATCAGAATTTAATTCGTACGCTAACGAATTAGCATCCATTCTAGTCATCCCATAAAAATGGTTTAAAGCTTCTACTAAAGTCCAATTATCAGAACTTACACCGGTATTTCCCATAACTATACCATAAGCTTTAGCAGCATCGGCAGTAGTAAAACCATTATCTCCTAACAACCGTCCAGCAGCTCTAGTCATTAGAAGATAAAATCCTTGAATTGGCTCTCTAACTAATGAATTAAGATTTAATGCCAACATTGAAACTCGTGCAGCAGTAGTAATAGGTTGAAATACTTTATAGAATTTTTGATTGGATTTTTCTATAGAACTTTCTCCGAATATAACAGTTTTTAAATAAATATCAATTTGCTTATTTAAATTCTCGAAATTAATATTAGTATCATAAGATTGTAAATAGATAGCATGTCTTATATCATTAATAAGGGGAAGAATAGTATCAAAAGAAGATTTCCTTATATAAGCATGAACAAATACATCCTCTAATAACTCTAAGTTAGTCTCCCAATAAGAGGTATCTTGCTCTGAAAGATATTTTTCTCTAGTAGTTGGAGAGACGTTTAGAAAATTATACATTGTTAAATAATCATTCTTCCCAGCTTCGGAATCCTGTTCAATCGTCTCTTCTTGCGCTTTAGTAGCTCTTCTTATATCAACTTGTTCGTTCCATTTATCTTGTATCCACGAAAAGAATCCTTTACTTTTCAATTGTGAAAATGCAGTACCTCTCAACAATGGGATATCAAAATAATGTCCACTTTGAATTAATTCTTGAACTGGAGTAGTTTTTATTGCTTCTTCTTCTGTCAAATTATAATCAACTCCGCGCTTTATTCTATTTACATTCCATAAGAAAGATTTCAACCATTTTCGCTCGGCTTGAGAAAGATCATTTGTCATGTCATAAGGATTCTTTACTCTAAAATTACGAGCTATTCTTCCAGTAGAATCTCTCTCAAACATATTTTTAAATGCGTTAGTTGAATCTTTAAAAGTCCATCGTTCTACTTGAGTAAATCCTTTTGATTTATATAACTCTAACACTCGTTGTAAAGATTTCTCCTTATATTTCTCAAACCATTCACGCATCTTCTGGAATTGTAATTCAGTTAAATCTACTATATCTTTCATTAAAGGAATCATTTCTGGATTTTCTACATAATACCCTCCTAAGGTCATAGTTTCAGATATATTTTTGAGATTGAAACTTATTTGACTTATATCATGATCTGAATCGAAATAGATACGTTTATAATGTAGAATAGTCCTAGATATTTGGGAATATAATAAAGATAATCCAGTTGGGTCAGAATCATAATTATTATCTGCTCTAATAATTAATCTGTTTCCAGCTGCTTCTCTAATAATATCTTGTAATTTTCTTAACTGTTCTATTTTATATCTACCGGTTTCATTATCTAATTTATAATTATTATAGAAATCATAAATTAAATCAGAAGTTCCTTTTACTAATTCTGTTCTATCTTGTCCTAGAATAGTTAATAGTCTTAATTTTAAAGCTTCTATCCTATCTGCAATTATTAATTCTGATTTAAAGTAATTTGTAATATCTAGTTCCTTAGATAAGATATTAAAATTATGCGTTAATTTATTTATATCTATAGGATAAGATTGTCCTTCTTTATAATTAATTACTTGAATATTTCCTATTTTAAAGTTACTAAAATAATCATGTAATTCATTTATAACTAACATTGTCTCTAATAACTTAGCGTTTCCTACAGTATTGGATAATAGATTTTTTAATTTCTTATATTTAGCCTCAGATCCTAAATTTCCAAAGATATTATGAGATCCATTATTCCAATTAAGTTTTTTTGTTAAATTTATATCTGTCATAGATATAATATCTACTATGTTATTGGCTACATCTCTAAACGCATAAATCCCTATCTCCGCTAATTCTGGAAGGTCTAATACTTCATATCCTGGATTATCTATGTAATTACAAAATACTCTAGTTAGATATGTATTTGCTTTTTGTGGAAGGTATTTAAATTTATTTTTATCTTCTAAAGATTCAGAAGTCTTTTTTAAATAATCAAACTCTTTCCATAAAGTAAAATAGTAAGATTCACTTCTATCCTCCATTTTTTCTTGATACTCTCTAGCTTTTTCTAATAATTCTTCTTTAGTTGGAGCTTCTATTATGGGAATATCTTGTCCCTTTCTTTTAGATACATAATCATTAAAGAACCATACTTTTCTATAATTATCATATTTAGCCACCCTCTCTACAAATTCTTTCGGAGTTTCTTTAGATAATTTCCCAAAAGCGATTTCTGAGTATTTAGCCACATTTTTAGTAGCTTCTGTATTATAACTTACTTCTGATACATTTGCTCTAATATGTTCTTGTACTATCCTAGTTATGTATCCATTAGGATAGGATAATCTTTGCATAGATTTTCCCTCGGAAGTTTTGTTTATAGGTTCTTCAACTTTATAAGATGTAAATGTCTCATTAGTATAATTTATATCCGATATAATAATAGGAACTATATTCAAAGAAGCTAACTTTACTCCAATTCCATTATTAGCTAATAACGCTCTATATGCAGCTAATTGATAATCTATTGTTAATTGTTTAGAAGAATACCATGTTTCATATGGTTTATTTGAGATTTTAAAATCATAAATTTCTACATTTCCTCTTTCATCTATAGCTAATAAATCTAATCGTCCTATGATAGGATCAGATTCATCATCAGAAGTTTGTAGTGTTAATTCCGGGATAAATTTATACTTTTTTCCTTTACTAATTTTAGATTCTAAATTCTTAAATGTAAAATATAAATTTTCGATTGTATCATATGGAAGATCAACAATCTGAGATATTGTATTTAAATCCTGATTTTTGAAATATAACTCAGCTACTTTATGTACTTTATCTCCAATCTTTGCTAGATGTCCCCAATTTTCTATATCAAATTCTATCTGTCTCTTTGCGTCTTCTTCTGATAATCCTTCTTTAGTTAAAAGTTTTAACTGATTCTTTTTATATTCCTCTACTTTAAATTCTGGAATTACACGATCTCCATTAGAATTTAGCCAAGTAGTTATAGCTGTAGTTACTCCCAATCTCTTAGGGGTAACTACTTCATTTTCTTGTGTTGATTGATTAAATTTGGACTCTTGTACAGTAGAATTTAACGCTAAGAGTTTATTATATATAGAATCCTGAATAGTATTACTTTCATCAAATACCGCATCTCCATATTTATTATAATAGAGCATATTTCCATAATTCTTGGCTATGAAAGCATCTAAGTCTCGTTCAGAATTAAAGGAATGCTTAGATCCGTTTATTGTTAAAAAATATTTACATGCCATACTGTTAACATTTTTCTAGTAATTGTGTATTTGGATTTTTAGAATTTAATAAACTACTTTTTATATTAGTAATATTCCTGTTCTTAAATGCTTCTGATACATTTTCTGGATTAAATAAAGAGAATCTCTTATTTCCGGCAGAGAGTAATAAACTATTAAATTCTGTTATTATTTTTTCAATTGGCATCTTACTTAATTCCCTACTTAAAGTTTCTGATGTTTTTTCTGGAAGAGTATTTAAATCTAGAGATAACGTAGAATCTAATACTTTTAAATATTCCCCAAAGAAATCTGTAGAAGATAATAAATTATTTATATTAAACTCCTCGCTACTAAATACCCCACTTAAACTATCTGCTATAAATTCTACGAAAGCTTCTTCTTTAGCATCGTTTAACGTTCTATTAGTAAGTATATTTCTAAATCTCTCATTAAATTCCGGGAGAGTAGCAACTTTATCTAGTAAAGAGGAATATAAAGAATAATTCTTACTTCTTAACGCTCCCATTATTAGATGCATTAATTCATGTAATGGAGAAGAGATATCAGCTCTATTAATATTTACATATATTTTCCCATTCCAAATAAACGCTCCTGCTCTAGAAAACGAATCCGCTAAAGTACTATTTAGATTTTCAGAATCAACTAATTCTTGAATTTTAGCATCATCTATTACGTTAATAATATTATTATATGTTGAATTAATATTTTCTATAACCCTATTTAGAATTTTCTTTTTATCAAATTTATCATAAGTATCAGTAAAGTATTCTACCTTTTTTATTTGAGGAACCTCATCTGTTATAGATAAATTCTCTAATTCTTTTTGTCTAGTTTTATTTATTGGATAATATAATTCTGAAATAAGATATTTTCCGGATTTAATATCGTTAAAATTTATATACCAAGAATTATTATATATCTCTCCATTTAATCCTACTATTTCAGACTCTAAATTGATTCCTTTATCAGTTATAGATTTAATTCTAAGATATTTAGTAAATTTATCATTATACTTAATCTTTACAACATCATCTACTTCTATGATATTAATAACTTGTTCCGGAGAACGTTGATATATTCTAGGATCATAATAAAATCCAGTTGAATCATTTACTTGAATTCCGGTTCTTATATTCTTCAGCCCGTAAATTTTAGCATCTTTTACATTATTAGCTTTTATATATTCAGAAGTGAGATCTATCAACTCTCCGTTTTTAATCATATCTAATATTGTTGGAGTTAATAGTGATACTCTACCATGAGGAAGAGTTTTCTTTTTTGAATCTTGATATCTTTCTTTAAATTCTCTTTCTGTAATATTTTTAGGAATTACATACACTGCCTCTTGTTCAATTGCCCAATCCCGGGATTTGTTCAGGAGGCTTTTCTTTTTCAAGATTTCTTCTAAAGAATAACCATAAGTGCTATGATTTAAATCATATAATCTACTTAAACGTTTTTTATTATATTCAGAAATCTCTTTATGTCCAATTATTCCTAATTCATAATTTGGATTTATAGCAAATCCGATATATTCTAATTGTTGTGGAGATACTATTTTCCTAAAAGATCTCCTTTTTAAATATCCAGATCTATAACTACCCGGAACAATAATAGTTCCTGTTATAGGGTCATAATTAGATACTACTCCAATAAATGTTATATCATTTTCTTTAAATCTAATGATATCTCCTCTTTGTAATTTAGCAGTTTCTTGTTCTGCGTTAGAAGAGTCTATATTTATAATGTGATATAAATCTTTTAAAGGAATATAGTTAGAATTAGGATCAAATACTATTTCATCATCGACTCTAATAAAAGCTTTACTAACATTCTCTTTTTTAGTATTTAAATCTTCTACTAATTCTAAATCGGAAGTATTATTATAATGTATAGCTGATAGTGATGGAATATTTATTCTCTGTCCTTTAGAATTTTCTGATAATGGAAATTCTGTTTTTAAATCTACAAATCCTATTTTTGGAGCAGAGTCATTTGTTGTTCTATTTAAAAAGTATATTCTATCCCCACTTATCCCAACTACTATATGTTTACTAATAACAGGTGATCCATCAGTTCTTTTTAAATCCCATTCAATAGAAACAGAGTCACCAATACGTAAAGATCTAACTTTATCTCTTCTATATTTAATAACAGATTCCCTATCTAAATTATCAGAGAAGTCTCCTTCTAATTTCCGATAAGGTTGTTGGTCAGATTTTAGAATATTTAAATTGAACCAGATAGATTGATATTTACTTTTATCTTTAGTATTTAAAGAATAAGTATCATAATCATTAATAAACTGATTATATACATTATCTAAATCCGGATGATTTTCTTTAGTAAATATCACTGTCTCTATATTCCGAAAGGGAATTTTTTTAGTGAAGTATTTACCATCTTTATTCTTTAAAGCTACTTCTACTATTGTACCTATAGTTCTAACTACAGGAGCATAATATGTAAAAGAATCCCATTCACTATTCTCATCCTCTTTATTCCAAGATCTTAATTTAATTATATCATTTTGACGTAATTCTTGGGTTATAGTAGAATTAGTTCCGTTAGAAACATCTAATTTAAATCCTGATTTCCCTACTGTGTAATACTTGAATGAGAGTCCTTTTCTGTCGAATCCTATAGATTTAATCAGTGGTTGATTATTATAATCTTCCGATTCAATATTTCTTTCATAAGTATCTCTTACATTCTTTATTAAATCTTCCGGAAGATTTGGATCTTTCAATGCTCCATATAACTTTCTAAATACAATTTGTTTGTTTTTTTCTAGAGATAATTTAATTAAATCAGTATAAGATATAGTAAAATGTCCTACATTAGATCCGTATTTATTAACTAATGTAATAAATGTTTCTCCATTTCTATTCTTCCAAACAGATTGAATTGGATGATATTTAGCATAAGAGAAATAATCATCATCAAATTTACCATATATTATATTCTTATCTTTACTAAAATTTGGAATTAGTAATAAGTCTCCAGGAACTAAGGAATATAATTGAGCTTCTGTAGTTACTTTAACAGGTTCTGAATAGTTTAAGTTATATAAATCCTTCTTAGGATTACCTTCCGAATCTAATACAGTCGATTCATAATTCTTCCAGATTATTTCTGATATTTGTTGATAAGATATATTTTTAGATTTCGGGATTTCGAGTTCTATATAATAAGAATCATTTTTACCAACAAAAGGAGGTTCTTCATATTCTTCTTTCGTATTAGATATGATTTCTAAGTTCTGATTTAATTCTTGGATAAAAGGATTAACATCCATAGAAAATAACCTCCCAATAAATTCATTAAATAAATCAGAATTACTTATATTTAAAACATCTCTATATTTAGGTTCTGATACTAAATATGCAATAAATTCATTTAAATCATAACTAGATCCTTTAGATACTTTACTAACAAATTCTTTTATATAAGGATCCTTATCCTGATTCTGTTTAGCAGTGGTATATATATTATAAGCTATTTCATTTATTCTCTCAAAATTAGGATCAGATTTATTTATCTTAGAATAATATAAATGAAGTAGTTCGTGATATAAATCTCTAAGAGTAGCTTCATCAAGTGTTCCATTAGTTTTTAAGATAATAAATTCATTATTTAATAAAGCTCCTCTAACATCTACATTTCCATCGATATTTAATGATTCTATATCTCCATCTAATAATAATATATTCGGTTGAGATGGATTAATAGCATTCATATCTACTAATTTATTAATTAATAGAAGAAAATCTTCCTGTAAAGATTTATTAGGTACATAAGAAACTAAAGACCTAATATCATTTATAGTAGCATTTCCGATTAAAGGTTCTCCATTAGAATATACTACTTTAGTAGATAAAAGATTTAAATCCGAAAGAGTACTTAATAATGTATTTAAAGAATCTATATCTAATCCAGAAATAGCCTCACTTAAACTAACTGCATTAACTTCATCATATGAATTTAAGTTGGTAGGAATAATCCCACCAACCTTTTCTTCTCCATCTACGATATATTGTATTTCTATGTTACATCCCATATTTAACAATTTATAATAAGTTTTATTTTATTAAGTCTCATTAGATCATTTAGAAGTTCAACTGTCTTAATAGCTTTTTCAGATTTATTAATAGTTTCTTTTAATTTATAATTGTAATTACTTCTTATTAGATAATACCTCTCATCTCCTAAAAGCTCTACATCCTTATAGCTCTTATTCTTATTATTTCCTAATCTTTCTTGTAATTGATATTTACCTAAGTTCTCATTGTATATTTTTACATATTTATTATTTGAAACAAGAGCTTCGAAACTATCTTTAATTGGAGCCATCCTAAGAAGAATATCATCTATATTAACATCATCCATTGTTACTTTATCACTTTTTGAATCATAAACTACCCCCGGAGTTATAGTATTTAAATCTAGTCCTCCAATATATTTAAAGTAATCTACAATTAAACTCCCTGGATTAAATACTGATCCCTGTAATACTTTTAATATACTATCCTGTCCTTTTCTTCCTTTATGGGTAATTAGGTTATATATAAAAAATAGATCAGATAATTTAATACCTCTAAATTCAACATTTTCAATTTCTCCAAATGCTGAAACTTGTTTATCAAATTCTGGATTATTTACAGTAGTAACCATATTTATAGATGGTCTGTAATATATATAATTAGATCCATCTAATTTAGAAGTATTATCAGTTATAATTAATCCATTTAAAAATGCGTTATTAACTAACTGAGATCCAAAAGTCATTACTCCTTTAGAATTAATTGTATATCCACTCTTTAACATTGGAATTACATAAGATTCCATATATAATTTAAAGGATGCTAAACCATCATCATTAGATAAAGAATAAGATGTCTGCTCGGTAGCAGTAAGCATTTCCCCATTTAAGAAATAATTTTGGCCTTTAGGAACTGAAATAGATAAATTTTTATTTTTTAAATACTTCCTAATTATCAATTCATCTATATAATCTCTAATGATATTTAGTTGAGATTCAGATAGTTTATTAGGCATAGTAATTTTACCAATCCTCCTTCTCATTATTACGTTTTCTAAATTATCTATAATAGAGTTTGATAATGCATATTTAACACTTCCTAATTTAGAATTTTGTTCATTTATATAATAAGCATTAATAAATGCTTTATAATGCGGAAGAGAATCTATTAAATCAAATACATTTATTACAGACTTTATTAAATTATAGAATTTAATAACAGATTCAGCATAATCAGGTTGTTCTAAAAATTTAGTTAAATCAAATTTCATACTAGAAAAAGTTCCATTTGAAGACATTTTATCTAGAGCATCTCCAACTATAGAAGATAATTCTTGATCTGTATATATATTCCCAATATTAGGATTATATTCTTTTAATGCCCCAATAAAATAATCAGCTGTATCTCCGGTTAATTGAAGTTTATCTAATCCATTCTGAATTAATGTATTAAAGGACTTGCTGAAATTATATCTATCATATTGTTTAGTCTTTATACCTCCATTAATTCCTAAAATTTGACCTAACGTAGCTATTTCTTTTGCTCCAGTGTAAGCTTTTACAAAGGTAGTAAAATTTGTTTTAGATTTTACTGATGAATTAAACAAATCTTTTAAATCTTTAAATTTCCTCACTTGTTTAAAATATCTAATTAATCCCTGCACTACTTCCTCAGAAGATCTAACTAATGCTAATTCATCCCACTCTGACATAGAATCTAAGAATGTTAAAGCATACTCTTCATCAAGAAATCTTTCATTAACAAAATTATATTTAGTAGTTTCAAGATCATTTATAATTTCGTTTATATCATTTGATGTTAGTTCGTTAAGTTTAAATGCGGAGATTATCTTAGAATTATATAATGTATTTAAATATAATGAAACAGATTTTACATATCCTTTTCCAATAAAATTTGTAAGTGATGGTCCTTTTTCTATATTTCTTAATGTGGAATCTATAGTAGCGTATTGATCATACATTCTATTAACTGTAGCTGCTTGAACTATAGCATTAACCTCTGAACTAGTCATAAGATCTGAGATATTATCAAATGATAAGCCTTGGATTAATAAATATACATATACTCCAGCCAGGTCAGGACCAGCGTTAATCTTTGATAAGATCAATTCTTTAGCATTGTCAGTAGCAGCTGAGATTAAACTTGAGATAACGAGAGATTTGTCTTCTTGAAATCTATTTTGTGTAAGATCTATTGCATCATTCACACTAATACTTTTATCTCTAGCCCCATTTAAAAGATCATATACAAACTCAATATCATCAAGACTAATGTTAGCCAAACTATTTGTGAATAATTTAACGAGTTCCCCATCACTCTTCCCTTCATTTCCAGGAATATTTTTATAAATCTCAAAAACATTATTAAAATATAAATTTGATTTTAATAAATCTTCTACAGTTAATCCTTTTTCAGCTAATTTTCTTATCTCCTGATTAAAGTACTGAGTTGCAGCTAAAAATACCTTTTGTCCTACAGCACTTATACCAATAACCTCTTTTCCGGCCATATTTTCGAAGAATAAGTTCCATTTAACAGACGGGCAAAAATCAGTAACTGTTTTTGCATAAGCTCCAGCTTCTGATTTAGCAGCAGCAGCTTGTGGATCTCCCATACTAATAGGTGATTCAGCAGCTACAAGATTTTTAAAGTTATCGGAGATTTGATATATTTTATTATATACGAAATTCTTTGTAGCGGATAAAAGTTTATTTGGACTTATTTCTTTAAGATGTCTAGATATATCAATATCTAAATTCTCTATCATATTTGATATAAGTATTCTGGCACTTTCTATATCCTCATTCCTTGATTTATCATCTGAATTTTCTTTTATATAATTTAGATCATTAACTAAATCAGGATTATAATATAATTGTATATTAGTTTGTTTGAATCTATCTACCTTATTTAAAACATCTACAGCTAATTTTAATCTAGTATTATCCCCATCATATTCTCCGTTTAAGATAGATAAGATTTCAGGAGTTATATCTATATAAGGTATTTCCGGATTTATTTCAGAAGTTATTGTATATTTTAAATCTGAATTTGGAAATGGTAATTGTTTTGAGAGTTCAAATGATTCATTATCTCTATAATTAAATAACGATGACCATGCTTCATAAATTCCATTTTTATTTATTAAAGGCATTGTCATGTAGACTTTATCAATGTCATAATCCATTTTCTTACTTTCTAGTCGTTTCCACTAGAAATCTCTATATTTCTATAGAAGTTGAGACTATCTCTTCACTGTAATTAGTGTTGCGCACTTCGATTTCACTTGAAACCTACGCTTAGGAAACCTAAGACTTACTAGTCGTTGAGCCTCTCTCCATATAGGAGAGTTGGTTGCGGATTATCCAATATTTAAACTTTTTACTGTCTCAAAGTGATTAGCTTTGCCCTATATTATATTACTATATATAGTTAGTATTTAAATCTCTAAGGAACTTCCCGCAGTTCACGCAATTTTTTGGGTAGCAATTTATGACATTTGTAATTTATACTCCATAGACGGAATAATATATGGAGAAATAAGATCTTTAAATATATTTCTACTTTCTGCTTTAATATATAAAGAATAATAACATTCTTTAGTTCCAGGAATTAGTTTTGAACTATTCTCTTTAGTATATCCTTTATATCTATGAATAGATGTTTTTATATTATATGTATTCAACAACCATTCTTGCAATAGTTCATTTTCTTCTAGTGAGAATCCCATAGTATACAAACTTCCAGAGTTACATCCATCATCCATAAACCAGTACGCTAATCCTCTTGGAGTAATATGTGATAACCATTCCTTCGTTACCGTTTTAATCTTGTTAATATATATAATATTATAAATTTCAGTAATTTGAGGATGAGTTAAAGTTTTTGCTTGATAATATGGAAGATATTTTTTTAATCTTTTATCATATCTAGGTTCTTTGTGAATATTATTGCTTAATATAGTTTCTAACATTTTACATTTATGATCAAAATAGTCTTCTTGTTCTCCTCCTTGATGAATAACTATTCTAGCATTTTTTACAGGAAGTTCTATATATAAATCCCCTAATGAAGATCCATAAATCAAATCTAATTGAGATTTAGTAAGAATTGGATTATTATAATCTAATGATGCTTTTTTAGAAGAATTTGAACTTAATCCTAAATCTTTAACATATTTTCTTACTGTTTCTTTAGATATATTTAAAATACAAGAAATTTCAAAATTAGTTTTCCCAGATAAAACTAATTCTTTTATATTTTCTATAATAGAAGATCCTTTTAGTTCTAAATTATTAGTAGAAACATATAAATATTTTGCAACCATTCCTCTACTAAATCCTGTTTCCTTACTAATTTGAGTATTATTTAATCCTTTTTCTTTTAACTTTAAAACTAATTCCTTATTTACTTCTGTTTTTAACTCTTTAAAATTAAGCTGTAGTTCAGATAACTTTTTTGATAATTCTTTTACACTTAAATTAAAAAATGAAGCAATTTCTTCTTGAGATTTTCTTTGTTTTAGTAATTCCGTTATTGAATCTTTGTTTATATTCATAAACATTTTATTTAAATTTAACATAAAACAAAGATAATAATTTATTACATAATTACCAAAAATTTGGTTACTAAAATTTATTTACTACCCTGTAACCAAATCTGATACAAACTAACATAAGCTTCATTACTTTCTGCATCAGAGAATCCTACTACATCCATTGTCATAATAGACTGAAATGCTTGTGCAGGAATACGATTCGCTGTTATTTTTAAACTCTCAATAAATGATCTATATATCTTCTTAGAATCTCTTTCGATTCTTCTATTTATATAATCATCATATTCATCTTTTATCTCTTCTATACTACTATTATTTATAGCTAATTCTTCTCCTAATCTCGAATCTGTCATATTTATATAATCTCTTAACTCTTTAATATTATCAGAATTAAAATTATACCATATTCCTATATAATCGTCAGAAGAATTAAATACATTAACTAAATTCCCTAAATTAGAAAGATCTACAACAATTACTTCTTGAACTATTCCATTACTAGTATCCTGATAAAAATGAAGTCCAGATGTTTTATATACAGCTTCTCCATTTTCATTTAATCTCCATTCTTCTCCATCTATAACTTCTGTTAATATCTCTATTGGAGTTAGTGAAGATATATAATTTTCAGAGCTAGGCTTATTTATAATAATTCTAGTATTATCTAAACTATTCTTTAAAAATTCTATATCATTTGGAAGGGGATCTGATTTAGCTTTATTATACGTTCTTAATAGTTTCTGTCTAAAATACTCTCCATCACTATTAATAATATTCGCAATATTATCTCCAGTTCGTAATCCGAATATAGATTGATATACCTTAGATATTACAGCCTGTGCTCTTTTTATATTTAAATCATGTATTTTTACTCCTTGAAGTCCTTCGCCAAATTCTATTATATCATTGTTATCTATAATCATTTGATATTCAGGCATTCTCGGATCTAATAACATAATATTTTCATCCAATAATCCAATATATCTATTAACAAAATGTTGAAGTGCTAGAATTTCCTCTTTAGATGCTTTAGACTCTCTTAATCTAAACATATCTTCGATTATCGGATGGTCATAAATATTATATTTCTTATTTATCCCATCAATACTCCAAGTAGCTCTAAAAGGTTGAAGTTCTTTTCTGATTCCTTTTAGATTAGTTACTGTAGTATTTAAATTCCTATAATATTTAAATTTATCATAAGTATTTATATCTACCTGTTCTCCAGTAGTAGGATCTAATACAATATCACCAAATTCTATTAAATCCGTAGATATTTCCTGTGTTAAATTTCCTGTTTCTAAATATCTATCTAAACCAGATCTAAGAATATTTCCATTTTCATCAGTAAGAGAATAATAACCGGCTTCATTAGCTATATGTATTAAATCTTCCTGAGAATAATATCCTCTTAAAACATTTCCATTAGAATCGAATAAATTCTCAGATCCATCAAAATAATAATGTTTTATAGATCCATAAGAAGGAATCATTACAGCTCCCATACCAGAGAAAGTTCTTTTAATACTATCAGAGTTCATTTTAGATGCTAACATAGTTATAAAAGAACTATTTATACTTCCGGAACTAAACGGAATTTTAAATCTTAAATCTCTAGCATTAAATAATTCATTATTTAAATTCTCCTCAAACTCTCTTGCAGCTTCTTCCAAATAACCAGTAATTACTCCATCTCCAGAGCTTCCTTCGAAGGCTTTAATGGTTGCTTTAGCTAGAAGTTTATATAATAATGTTTTATTAGCTTCTCCTAATTCTGTAAGAGTTTCTAAGTTATTAGCTTGATTATGTGCTTCAAAATACTTCTTTAAAGTAGTATTTACTACAGAACCTAAAGCTCTATAAGCCGCATCAGCTAAATCTGATGTATATCCATTAGCTGCTAAAGTACTAATAATCTGAGTAGATTCAGTAACAGTAGATAAATCAGCATGGTGATCTGCATCCATTTGAATACCCATGAATTGTGTACCAACTCTACCATAGGATAAAGGAGTATCATCGTATCTAGCATTGGCTGGATTTGTATTAAACGCTCCAACTTTTATTGATGTTCCATTTGCTAGGTAATGTATATCAGAGTATTTAAGAGGTTGATATATATAATTCTGATCTAGTATTACTCTTAATTTTCTTTGTTCGTCTAATATATAACTAGAATCTTCTGGAATATTGTTAAATGTAAATGGAAGATCTTGTTTAGATATAATTGTATTTAATAAATCTAAATCACCATTAACCATATTTAATAGATCCCTCTTAGTTATATAATATCCGGTTTTATTCATAAACTGTACTGTAGCATTTACAGAAGTCTCTCCTTTATCTCCGGAATTACTTAAATAAGGATCTAAAGGATTAGAATTATCTAATGAATAAGAATACTCTCCACCTAGAGCTTTCCATAATTTATAATTACTATCTATTACTACAGTTCTTGTTACATTTCTACTATTCTGAGTATCTCCCCCGTTATTATTAACTCTTCGTTCTATAATATTATAAGTATTATTTCCTAGAGATTCTAAATCAATTATTCTATAATATTCTCCATTATTCGCATTATAATAATATAAATCCTCGGATATAATATCTCTAAGATGACGTTTATTACCATTAAAATCTTGCATTAAATTAATAATAGGAACATCCCATTTTCTATCAGTCATTTTTTGCAACAATTTAACTTTCTCCGGAGATTTTCTCATTCGATAATTAGTTATAGAGAATATAGCACATTTCATTAATAACCCATTACCAAATTCAGGATCTACATTATATCCAAAATTCTTTCTATTATATCCAGCACTAGAGCTAAACATTGAATTGTTCTCTAACACATTCTGAAATGGATTACATTCCATAGAGCCATCTAATACCTTTACATTATCAGTCTCCCCAGAAGGATTAAATACAGGAGCTTCTATATCTTTGATAATTGCTACATTTATAGTTGGAGTTGTTCCTTCTAATGCTTTTTGATAATAGTTGTGTATAGTAGCCTGCATAGCAACCATACGTTTATATTGAGCTAATAATCTATTAGCATGATCCCGGATAAAATATTCCGGATTTATAGATCCATCGGAATTTAAATAATACACGCCTCTTAATTTAGATGGATGTGCATAAGGTTCTCCAACACTTACTTGAAGGAATTGGTTAGATAAGAACCCATCTAAAAAGAAATATTTTTCTAATATAGGATTCAATTTCCCATCTTTTTCTAATATCATCATTCCATCCCTACCAATCCAATTTTTTAGAGAAGGAATATCTTTTAAGAATTTAAATACTTTAGTATCTACTTCAATACCTTTAGATTTTAAATCTTTTTTAAATATTTCTTTTGATCTATTTATAAAATCCTTGTAATAAGAATCGTCTACAGTAGATACTTGATAGATATTAGCCATATTCTCTATAAATGGATTTAATCTAAATACGCTATTACCTTTAGACATTTCCACTTTAGAATAATGAACTTCTTCTATAAATTTAAAATTAGGATCTTCTAAACTTAATTCTCTAGCTATTTGAGAGACTTCCTTCCATCTAGTAGATAAGAGATTATTTATTGCGATGATATTATTATTTATAATCTCAGCTTTTTCTTTCTTATTTTTAATTTTAGGTATAGAATCTAATAAAGAAACACCTAATCTTTCACCTATTCTATAATAAGATTTAAATAAATTTGATAATAGATTAGTATAATAAATCTGTTGGCTATTAAAATTCTCTACTTCGATCTGAGTAGCAGATGCAGATTTAATATTCTTCCCATCAAATTTAATATCCTTAGATATTTTAATAAGAGATTGATTAGATTTATCTGCGTATACAGTTGGAAGAAATTCTATATAATTAATTTGATCATTCATTAGATTTTTGAAATAATCTAATATTATAGATGATACTCCGTACTCAGAAACATTGAATTTATTCTTTTGTACTGTTGTTCCATTTGGAGATATAAATTCTGTTTTTAATCCAATTCCTTTTAAATATTCTGGATTATTATAGAATATATTAGATTCGAATATATTAGATATATTAGAATGCTTTCTAACATTATTCTGATAATCTTTAGTAGTATATATAAACTCGTGTATGTTTTTAACTAAATTCATCAATCCTATAGATGGCACATTATCTCCATCAGAGTTTTTATATGTACTTGGACTAGCTTCTCTATTTAATAAATTTATGGAACTAACTGTGGCTTTAAATACACTTGATCTATCTCCTTTAGAATTTAAATTAACCTTTAATCTTGGTCTAGTTTTACTTGATGTAAAGAATTTATTAAAAGTAATATCCTTCATTGTTTTAAATTCTGGAAAGGATTTTTTTACTTTAGATTTAAATTCTCCTGGAGTAAGATTAACTTTATTAAAATCATATTCTTTATATATAGAATCTAGAGTATCAATTGTTTTAAGTGTTCTATATAATAATCCCAAAAGATCTCCTTTTAGATTAGATTCGGCTTCTGTTCTATATTGTGATTTTAATATAGAATATAATTGCCCAGAACTATTTATAAATGGAAGATCTGTAGATAATTGTAACAATTCTAACAACCTAAATCCATTCATAATAGATTCTGATAAAGTTTTACCATTTATAATCGCACTAACTTGTTCTGGATTTGGGATTGTAATACTATCTAATAATTCTTTATTTAAATCTTTTCCAGTTATAGCATCTTCGTTAGCAATATTTAAATGATCATTAATAAATAATGTTCTAGATCCAATGGTGATAGAAATAGAATCATCTAAGACCTTAACTCTAAATTTATTTCGTAATACATTTAAAATAGTATTATCATAATCACCATTTCTAGCTATAGAATCAACATATTCAGTTAAATTTCTTTCCTGTCTAAATAAAGAGGATTCATAAGTTAGATTTGAGAATGTATTTACTTCATACTCTCTACTTTCTGAATTATATTCATATGATATATATTCTGATCCATCCTGTTTATTCATATAAGCTAAGACATCCAAGAAATAGTTAAAACTTAAATCTCCTTGGTTATCTTTAATTATATTATATAAAGATTTAGCTTCTGGAGTAGAGTCAAAGATGTATTTATATATAGACAATAATGCCTTTTTAGTATCTAAATTAAAGTCTAAATTCTTCTTAAATTTATTTATTTTTGATGGATCAGTTTTTCCATCTGTAACAAATAAAGAATTAAAAAATTCTATATAAGCTACTGTAGGATTCAATTTACCTAATTTTAATGAATTATATTTATTAGAAGATTTAATAACAGGATCTCCGATTCTAGATATAGCATTGTTAAATTCATTAACTGTCATATAAGATATCTCATCCCATTTCCCATCAGAATCTAATAAAGGAATATTTTGTATAATAGCTTTAGTTAAACTAGTAGTCTCTCTATTTATATCGGAATCTTCATTAACTCTAAAATGTTGTCTTAATGCATTTTTAGTGAACGGAAGATATTTAATTTCATTTCTATTAGTAGATTTAATTCCTAATTTAAATGGATCTATTGAAATTAATCCGTCTGTTAATAATACTATTAAATTATCAAAATTCTCTAAAGTTACTAAAGCGTTATATGCATTTAGATAATCTTGATTAGATTTAGATAAAGGAGTGTATAGAACATTATTAATCGAATTTAATTTTGATGTAGGATTATGTTGATCATAATATTCATTTAATCTAGATATAATAGTAGTAAATTCTGTAATATTAAAAGATCCATCCTGATTATATAAAGGAATAATATCTTTTTCTCCTAAAAATTTTGTTATATGATTAAATAATATTTGTTTATATTCTGCAATATTATTATTTAATTCTGAATAAGTTTGAACAATTTTTCCAGAATCTAGATTTAGAAAGGAATTTTTAAATATCTCTCTTTTAAATGTAGAAACAAATCTATTATATAAACTATTATTATTTTGAAATTTAGTAATTAAATCTCTATTAGTCTTTATTTCTTCATTATAGGTAACGTTTTTTCTACTTCTATTTAATTGTTCTACATATTCTTTCGTAGCTAAATCTCTATCCTCCTCCGTCACAGATTCATCTTCTTCTATAGTCTTTACTTCATTCTCTAATGTAGTTACTAGAGGATCTGGATTTTTATATTCTTCCGGAGGTAAAGTTTTTTCTATATTCTTAGTTAAAATTTTATCTAAGGAATTATTAAGTATTGTATTTAATTCCGTATTATAGGAAAATAATCTTATATATTCCTTTATTGCATCTACTAAATTTTCATCAGAATCAATGATAAAATCTTTTTGCAGAGAATTTTTAATATTCTGAAATTGTTGATCTGAAATAGTATCTCCCTGAAAATTAATCCAGGGAGATAGGTTTATTAAAAATTCTGGGCTTCTAGTGTTTGAATCAAAAAATTTACAAGCCATATTTAACAAATATTATATTTACTTCTTATCTTATTTATATCAGATAGTATTGTTTGTATATTCATATTAGATAAAATTAAATTTACTGTATCGGGGATGATTTCAGATTTAGTTACATAGTTTATTAATAAATTATTATTATCATAAGTCAATAATACTTTTGTTATATTTTTTAACATTTCTAAATCTTTAGGATCTGATACCACATCAAACATTTTCCCGAATGTCTGTGACAAAGATATATTATTTTCCTCAGAAATACTATCGTTTTGTTCTATATTTTCTATAGGTCTTGAATATATCTTTAATTCATTATTTTTATATTCTATATAATCTACTTCTGATATTTCGTCTACTTTTACAGGCTGAGTTTTTAATATAGTATTTACTACATCTATAGTGGAATTTATATTACTCTCCACATCTCTATCCATCGAACCTGTTATAGTTGCTAAGGAGATATTATTAACAAGTAGATAATTTAAATCTATATTAGAAGTTGATAATTTATCTTTTATATTATTATATAATTCTGCTCTATAAACTTCTTTACTCTTTTGTTTTTCAACATCTTTATTAGATACCTCTCTATTATTATTCTCTACTCTTGCGATTCCGAAATCATTTGGAGAGGCTAAATCCCTAGATGGTTGAAATACAAATTGTGGAGTTTGAATATCTCTATCTATATAATATTGTCCTTCTGGATTTCTTGCTTCATAAAAATATTCCCCTCCAGTATAATCAGTTTTCTTATCCGTTAATTCATAAACAGGGAATGGGAAGATTCCGTTTTTAAATAAAGGATTATAATTAGGAGCTTCTACAGAACTAATGCTTCCGTCAGGTTGTTTATAATTTCTTCTTCCTAACATAGCAAATTCCATAAAATCAATTATATCTAAATCGGTAATTCCATCTTCTTTGTTCCAGTCTTGGAATATTCCCCCATTTTCCTCATTTATAATCGGAGAAGATACTAATAATTCGGGATGGAGTCTTTGATTTATTTTAAATTCTATAATCTTATTTATGAATTTAAGTACATCATTCCCATTAATAGAAGAGGAGTAATTCTCCATTTTCTTAATCTCTTCTGGAGTAGTTTCTATATGTAATCTCTCCATTATCCTCAGAACATGAGGTAGTCCAAATTTAACTTTGGCACTAGGAAGATCAAATGGGTTTTCCGCGTTTCCTTCTTTAGTTGAAAGTGAGGATAGAGAATTAAATAATTTCTCAGCGATTTTGATATGTTTAGAGTCTGGCTTCCCGTTAGCTTTTAAATAATTATAATAATTATATATAGATAACAATGTATCAAATCCTATAAAATCTCCAAAGTAAGATTTATAAAATTTACCATTATATTTAGCTACTCCAGAATTCTTTTTATATGAATTTATAAATTCTCTATATTTAGATATAAAGGATTGGAATGTTTGTCCTTCCGGATTTAAAATGATCATTCTAATTTTATCTCTTCTATCTAGATCATTATCATATTTTCCATTCATTTGGTCTATGTAATAATCTCCATACTGATCTTCTGAGATAATATTATCATCCTCATCAAATATATATTTACTATGTGTAGCAAATACTACTGCTTTGCCTTTGATATTATTCTTATTTATTTCAGCATTTAATCTCTCAGATTTAGATTTTAATATAGGTTCTAATCTAGATTTTTGAGTAGTATCTGCTTTATTATATTCCTCTAAAGTTTCATAATAATCATTATATAGAGTATTTAATCTCTCGTTACGTTGAATTAATAACTCATTCCGATTAGATTTACCGTATCTAGTATTAGTTACTATATAAGGCTTAGAGAAGTAAATTCCTCTAAATTCAGATTCTTTAGATTCAAATGGAACATGTGCAAATTTTTTCTTATCTGATCCTTTATATATAATACTATTAGTAATTCGTTCTAATTCGAAATCATCTCTAAGCTGGAAATATTTATTAGATTTTCCACTTTCATCCAAAATGAAACTATTCATTATTTGTCCATAGAATTTTTGATATTCTACAAACCATGCTTTAGAAGCTCTTTGTTCTGGAGTATCAGAATCTTTAATTCTAAAAGATTCATTATTAATATTTGGTAATTCTACTATATAAAGCTCTACAGTATTCTCTTCTGTAGAAGAATTTAATATAGGAATTTCATATATAATTCTAATAACAGAATCTTCTTTTCCTATAGATTTATTAAAATATTTAGTTGCTTTTAATACAAACTTCCCGTTAGATAAATCTAATGTTCCAGTATTTCCAGATATGTCATTATATAAATTAGATAAATCTTGTTCAATATTATAATCTTTAAATAATTTATTTCTTCTGGATTTTGTGTAATTATATAATATACTCTTTACTTCTAATATCTTTTCATCAACTCTTTCGAATTGTGTAGGATTTAAGCCATCAATTTCTCCATTAAAGAATGCTCTATGTTCACTATTTGAATCTAATCTTAGCATTATAGCGGAATCTTTAATGCTATAAGTAGTTATATCACCATTAATTTCTGCTTTAGGTTTAATTCTTGTTCTATAAGAATAACATATAAAACTATCAGGAGAATGTTTCTCTGTTTTAGATTCTATTCTTTCTAATTGTTGAATTTCTCTATTAGCTTCTGGAGAATCACTAAATGCAGCATCTAAAACTTTTCCTAATTCTACATTAGGTTGGGGTGTTGAGACTGATGTAGTAGAAGATTCTTTCTTTTGAGGTTCTATAGTTTTACTCTCTAACGAAGCATTAAGAGCTTTCAATCTTAATTCTGAGAAAGATTTAGCAGCTTCATTATTTAATATAGAGGATTGTGTATAACTAATTCTTTCAGATCCTTTAGTAAGTTTAGTAGTTAACCCATTATTTATAATAATAGTACCTTCTTTAGATCTAGTTATAGCAGTATATAAATCTCTAGTAGCTTTTTCTACAAATTCTCCATGAGATCCGAAATTAAATTTCTTATCTACTATAAAGTATTTAGCTTCTGAACCTTGTACTTCTTCAAGTTTAAATTTCCTTATTTTTCCAGGATTCTTTTTTATATAAGTATCTATTAGCTTATATGTATCAGAATTTACATCATCATATATAAATCCTATCGGCTCTTCTGAGTCATGAACTAATTTATCTAAATCAAAAGTAGAAATAGATCCAACAATTTTATCTCCAGAGAGTTTTACGTCGTCTTCATAATATTTTAGACTAGGTACGTTCTCATAGTTAGATAACGCTATTTTTATTCCCTCTTCTAAATTAAATTCTCCTGTAGTATAGTAATTATCTACATTTCTAACTCTATCAGTTAATACTCTTAAAGAATCTAAGTTATCTTTTTTATGGATATTAGTAATTCTTAAAGATGTAGCTAAAGTAGGTGTGTATATTAAATTAGTATCTACATCTATCCCTAAATACGCTCCATCACTTCCAGCATAACCAGATTGTAATAAATCACCGGAAGTAATTAATATCTTATCATTTTGTTGAGCCCATGAAGATAATAATTCTAATTCAAATTTAGATAATTGTGTAACTTCATCGATAAATATCAATCTTTGATCTTGAAATATCCCAGATTTAAAATTAGAAGGAGTTAGATATTTAGGATTTATTCTAACAACTAATTCCTTGTCTTGAGTTTCTAGTATATCTATAACCCTCTCATTCTCCGGAATAGTTTTAGATTGAGGATCATTAAACTGTTTCTTGGCCTTTTCTATTATTTCTGGAGATACTAAAATAGAATTTAATAACATATCAGCGGTAATTGCTGTTAGTTTTTTATTCTTAATAGTATCATTTATAGTGTTCAATCCTTCCGTTTCAGAATAAGATTTTCCAGTAATCGAATTTAATAGATTAACTGTTTGTTGCATCTTAGGTCCAGATATAACAGCACCTTGTTCTCCTAATAATTTATTAGCTAATTTAAATACTAAAGAATCAACACCAGTAGTCTTACCTACTCCCGGAGCTCCATTTATAAATACTGTATTTTGTAGTCTAGATATATAATTCTTATATTTATCTCTAAGTGCTGGATTTGTAATACTATTCTCAAACTCCTTAGTTAACTCGGTAGAGTTGTTCATGAAGTTTATATCTATAATACAAGCTAACGCAATCCTTGCAGCATATTCTTGAGAAAATATAGGAATTATAAGTTGTTTATCTGATCCCAAGGATTCATTCACTATATCTCTTAATGCATTATTAAATGTAGATGCTTTTGTGGTTAATATAGTATGATAATAGATAAATAAATCGGAGGGAGACATCTCAGTTATTTCAGAATTTAAAGAAGCTGGATTATTATAAGCTTCTTTCATTAATTTAGAATAATCATAATTCTGAAATAATTTAGATATTAAATGTTCTTTAGATACTGTATTATTCTTAGATAATTTAGTAGCATTATCATAAATTCTATCTTCTACTTCTAAAATAAGTTTCTCCAATGAAATATATTCTTCATCAGTTAAATCCGAATTATTTAAACTATCTAAATTATAATTAGATAATATATCATCCACTCCTTCAAATAATTCGGGAGCTTTATTTCTAAATAATTTATCCTGATAATTCTTTATGAGAGCTTGTCTAGTTTTTATAGCTGTAAGCTTATGCTCTTTAAGTTTATTACCTTTATTTTGTTCAGATAATTTTTTATAGAATCCCAATTTATTCTTTATCCTCTCTAATTCTTGTATAACTTCAAATGCGGAATTAGATTCTATTTCTGGAAGCTTTTCTGATACTCCTAATTTTTCTCTTACATAATTTAAAGTAGAATTAAATCCATATCCTCCATTTTCAATAGTAGAAGATTGCATCGAAGATACTACTGATTGCAATGCGTTAATCACATTTATTGCAGTATCAAGTTGTTCTAATTTAACCTTTCCTTGCAAAACATAATCAGAAAGTGTATTAGTAGATTTTAATAAATCACTTTCATTTGATAATAATTCAAAGATATTAATATTTCCAGCAGATTCATCTACATTTAAATATATCTCAGATAATAAAGTATTTAAAGGATTCTCTACTAACTGAGAAGGATCTATTGAAGCTTCTGATAAAATATTTATTTCTGATAAAGATGATTTTGTTTTAGATTTATTTGAATCATTTATACTTTCTATAATGATCCTTTTCTCTACATCATTTAAATTAGAATTTTTTAATAGGCTTGCTATTTCAAACCAATCTTTTACATTTTTTAACTCTTCTGATATTTGTATTACCTCTTCTAAATTATTAACTCCAATTTCTTCAAATCCTTCTTTTAAAGCAGCTTGAAAATCCGGAGATTGGGATTTTATATTTTGTAAATCATAATTAACTAATTCCCCAAGACTCTCATCTACATAAGATAAAAGATTAGATACATAAGAAGAGTAATCTAATTCTACCTTATTATCTGATTTTAGATATGTCTTTATATAAGAATATAAATCCTTAGTTAATTCTATTCCCTCATTTCTAGCACTTTCAATTAAATTCATCATTGATCTAGTCCTAAGTTGGGGAATTAGATTAAACTGTAATAATCCAGATAAATTAATAAGAATCTTTCTAATATTAGATATTACTTCTTCTGGAGAGTTTAAATTAGGAAGATTTAAATTATTTTGTATATAAGATTTAACTATAGAATTAGAAATGTTCTTATTTAAAAATTCTTCTATAGATTCTCTTATTACGAAATTTTTATCTAAAGTAGGATCTGAGTTTAATTTATTGTTAATAGAATTAGATAAGGTATCTATTTTCTGATCTATATTAAATATTGTATCAAATATATTAGATATAAATTCTCCAGAATTCTTATATGTAGAGAAAATACTACCTACATCAATTCCAGATCCATCCTGATTTATTGAATTAAAGAAGTTTTTAATTATATTCTGAGTATTTATATCAGATAAATCCGTATTTCTATATTCAAATATATAATCAATCCCTCTTTCTACAGGAACCCCTAATTCAAGTCCTAATTTTCTTGCTAAATCAAAATTACGTTTTGCATCTTCATCAAGATTAAGTAAGGCCTCTTCATCTATTCCTGATAGATATCCTTTTATTTTATTTAATAACGGTAACTTAGATACTATATTTATAATATTATCACTATATTTCTGTGATAATGACGTAAATATTTTATACGCTTTATCTAATTTCTCATTATTATCTTCTCTATAAGCTTTATATCTAGATTTAATTTCCTCTCTTTCGGATTCTGATAAAGATCCGTACGGTTTGCCAAGAATATTTTCTGTATATGTATATATATCAGAAGAATAAATTTTATTAGATATTTCGCTTATATTAAATAAAGCTCTTTTTAAATACTCTTCGGATTTTCCTCCTCGTAATAATATATCTTTCTCTGTTCTTTTTTGTTGAAGTTCTTCATTTATTATATTTAATCTATTCTCTAACTCTGTTTTATTTGGAATTTCTTTATTAGGAGCATTTAATTGATTCTCTATATCTTTCTTTTCTAGAAGTAAGTTTCCTATTTCTTTTCCTAATTGATTATAATCTCTAATAATATCTAATCTTCCATCAAATTTAATAAGATCTTCTACTCTCCTATCCCTTAATGCTGATAAAGATATTAATTCTTCATCACTAAGGCGTAGATTTTCTTCATTAATAATAGCATCCCACTGATTTATTAACTGTAATGATAGGTCTATTACAGCATCATTTTGGGAAATATCTCCAGATTCTACAGGAGAGTAATTTATATTCTCTCCTTCTATTGTTCTATTAGTAGCAGAAAGATTTTTTGGAGCTACACCTTGTTGTCTTAATCTCTCTAATTCTGAGATTAATTTAGATTTACCTCTATTTCGTAATATGTAAAAGATATTATCAGTAGCTTGTTCCGGAACTCTTTTATTTATATCAGATAAATTATTAGCAGCTTTAAATATAGCCCCACCAATAGCACCTCCAAATCCAGCCATTAGATATCTTTCCAATGGATTAGAGGATAAGAAATCAAAAGAAGCATCTTTTTGTGTGCCAGAAATTCCTGTGAATATATCTGTAATAGCTTTAGACATATCCATAATAGCTTCTTCTGACATTTCCTCAATTCCCTCAGCTACAGCATTACTAGCTATTCCAGAACCAGAGATGATATTATTTATAGGTTCCTTTACTTTTTTAAATGTATTTATAGCTTTCTTTAATATAGAATTAAATGCAGCTTTATCTTTTGTATTATTTGCAGTATAATGTAATAATTCTCTATTTTCTTCGATAAACTTTTTTCCAGCATTTCTTATAGCAGCTCTTTCACTATCAAATCCTAATCCCTCTAAAGCTTTCTGTCCTATTTCTGTAGATTGTATCATCCAAGTAGTAGCACCCATAGCTAAGCCAGCAGTTAAGGCAGCTGTTCTTCTATCATATCCGGCATCTAAAGCATCGTTATATACATCCATTGTAGAAGTTCCAGACATATAGAAATTAGCCATAAATCTACCTAAGAAATTATTTCTTATATTAGCTTTATTTATTGCATTTATAACAGCAGGATCGTTACGGGTAATTGTATTATATAATCCTCTATTTTGAATTATACTACCATCAGAAATAGCTTGTATTATATCATCTCCATATTTAGCTTTTATAGCTTTTAAAGCAGCCCTTTCAGAATTTCCAATACCAAGCCAGTTTGGAATTTGAGCTAATAATCTTTGTTGGAATAATTGACTACCAACGTCTGAGATTAATCTCCCAAAATTCTCAAAGGTTAATATTTTTTCTTGGGATTTATCAGATACACTAGTATTAAATTGATTGGCTTTGGCTTCTATAGTATTTAATATCCCATAATTAGGATTAGGATTATTATTAATAAACCCATCCATCATTTTATATAGAGTAATACCTAGTTTAGTACCTTCTCGAAGTACTAAAGCTCCAGCATAAGCTTGACCTACATATGGGATAAATAAAGGAGCGATACTAGCTATAGTTTGTGCTATAGTAGATCCGATACTAGATTCTTCTCCATCATTATCAAAAAAATCAAATTTATTCCATGTAGAATTTTCTCTAGTAATTACATCAAACGCACTTAATACTTGTTTACCATGAACTTCTCTATTACCAAGAGTTTCGTAATAAGGCATTCCACTTTCATCTAATTTTATTTCTCCTTTTTTATGTTGTATTAATCTTCCTGTTTCTGGATCAGTTTCTTGTATATCTCTATCATATTGAGCTAAAACTATCGGAGTTTTAGTTACTGTTCCCCAAAATCCTAAATCCTCTGGAGTAATATCCATCCACCTATTATTCTCAGTATCGAAAATTTTATTTTGTTGAGCCATTTCTCTAGTAGACATACTAGTCATTTCTGTCCCTAGTATAGTATTTAATCCGGTGCTTTGAATAAAAGGATTTTTAGTCTTTATTATATCTAAAGAAATATCTTGTACAGGAGAAAGTTGAGATTTAAAAGGAGACATTATATCATACTGCACTTTTGGAAGATCCTCTTCTGTAAACTGTCCTATAGATAATGTATTATATGAAGATAATGCTTTATTATAAAATGTATTAAATGCGTTATCATCAAATTTCCCATCGGGTGCAGTAAATGCCTGAACGATCTTTTCGTTTTGTTTATATTCATCCTTTGACTTCAATTCTATATCATTAGGAGTAACCCCATTTTGTAAGAAGTCTATATAAGTTTTATCTTGGTTTGAGTAATATAACCCAAACCAATCCTTTTTTTCTAAATTATCCATATTATTTAAATGCAGCTGGGTTTAATCCTCCAGTTTGTTGTGTAATTTGATTAGTATTTCTTATTACATTTTCATAATCTAAATTAGATTTAGCTGTTTGAGGGGCAGTTTTTCCAGTAAATAAGATTGACATTAACTCATCTTGTACAGGTAAGAATATAGAGGATTTATATATATCATCATCAGGTCTATACCAATGTTCTGGAGGTATGTAACCATTAGCTCTCAACATTTTATTTTCTAGATTAGATCTAACTCTAGCATACATATCTCTAGCCTTATCCTCTAAATCATTATTTAATCTCTTAGTAATACTATTTAATTGAGTTTCCTTTGCCACTTCTTCTGGAATTAGAGATGGGATAACCATAAATTGATGCATATAAGATAATTGACTTTGTGCTGGTTCTCCGCCTCTAAGTATTAAATGATCTACATTATGTGCTCTGTATATATTTAATTTCTGATCTTCTGTAACTGTCGGACCTATAGCAGAAATTTCTCTATCAGCATCTTCTAAACGCTTCAATGCTTTTAAATCTACTACTTTAGAACCTGTTTTAGGATCTGTTATATATGGTAACCATGTCATCGCTACTCTATCTCCTTCATATAATATCTTACTTAAATCATTAGGATTTAAAGTAACTCCAGTTCCAACAGAAGCTCCTGAAATATCTACTAAAGAACCTAACCCTCCGTTAGTAATTATATCGGATAAATAACTCTCATTTAATACTTCTCCTTTAGCTCCTATTAATGGTCTAATACTAGCTTTAGCATCAAAAGAATATTTATCTCCTACATTTACTACATATTTCTGATTTTTAGGATCTGATACATAACTCATTAGAGGGTTAATATCAGTTAATCCTCCTTTACCTCCAGAACCATTTCCTGATTTACCTTCTATATTCTCATCTTTTAATGATTGGGAATAAGAGTGATCAGTTCCGAAGATGAGGATATTTTTAATACTTTCTATAGCATTTTCTCTAGGATCTCCAGTATTATTAATAGCAGCTCTTGCGATTAAAGTATTTCTAGATTGTTGATCTAAATTATTCCATATGTAATTTAAAGCAAGATTAGCATTTTTTCTTTGTGTAGCAACTTCCTCAGTTAATTTAAAAGTTCCATCAGAAGCGGTATTTAACTTCTCACTTACAATAGCTTGTAATCCTTTTTCTAATTGATTAGCTCTAGCTTTATCAAAGTAATAATCAGAAGATTGTTTTTCTACTCCTATAGATTTAACAATCTCTTCTATTCGTTTACTTATATCGTTTATATTTAAACTTCCAGCAACCGTTTGAGATAGGCTATTATCAAATATATAAGCTTTACTATTATTCCTTAGAGTTAAGAGATCATTATTAGTTAATACTCTATACTCTTCTCTACTTTCTGAGTATTGATCTGGAGTAATCATAACAAGTTCTCCATTAGAGTTTTGTGCGAATAAATTTCCAGAATAATCTATTGCTGCTTCTGAAAGTGTTCCTTTAGATAGTGCATGTTCTTTTGCTTGATCAAATATCTGTTTATTATTCTGAATCTCGTTTAATCTAGATACTAATCCTGTATATTGTCTAACGCTAATAGGTTGTCCTAAAAGATCTGTATCAGCAAAGATATTACCAACTTGTTCTGCGAAATAATTAACTTCATTAGTTAATCCTTTACCAACCATTTGACCTATAATATCTTTTAACTGTTTCTGAGAATTATCAATCTTAGTATCACCAGATTTAGCAGAAGAATTAGCTACGGCTGATGTCCCTTCTTCTCTTCCAATAGGTTGAAAGAAAGGAGAATACCCAACCCACGGGGCCAGTTGTCCTCCTTCTTGAAATTTTTTAATATTTAACTTCATATTATTTCTTAATTATTCCTCCGAATCTAAATACTTTAGGATATTGTCCAGATAATCCTAATTTTTGTAAATCTATACTCCTCTTTAATCCTTTAAGTTGTAACTCTTTTTGAGCATTAATAATATTTTTATATTCTGGATCTAAGAATAATTTAGTAGGATCTTTCTTGTATTCTTCTTTTTGATATAACGCATCTAATCTTCTCTGTAAATCTGATGCAGTAATAGAATCCTCTGTAGATAATCTAGCATTTTTATATTGAGAATCTAAAAGTTGTTCATTTACTTTTCTAGCATTATTTGTATTTATATACTGCTTAGTTTGTTCTGTTACATCATGTAAGAATGTATCCCAGATATTAGCATTTTGTCCTATCTTCTGAGCTTTTAAATTCGCTAAAGTATTTAAATACTCTGTAGTAGCTAAACGATTTCTATTTGCAGCTTCCTCTCTTCTCATTAAATTATTAGCATTAACTTGAAATGCTTTTTCCCTAGACTGTTGTATAGCTTGTTCATTTGCTAAATCTCCTTGCAATCTTGCTTCTGCTGCATTTTTAGCTACTTCTAAATTATATGCTAATTGTCTATCGGCATCTGAGGTTAGAGGTGTTCTAGTTAATCCTTCTAAATTTGCTGCTTGTTTATAATAAGCTTGTCTAACTCCTTCATTTCCTTGAATGGAATAATTTAAATCCGTAGGGAGATTTATTAAAGAAGGTCTTAGATCTTTTTTTAACGTTTTATATATCTTATTATTAGCTGCTGTTTTTTGTATAGCAGAAGCTAAGGAAGATATAGTAGTTAGAGGAATACTTCCTAATGACGATTTAGTTGGAAGATAATTTTGAGATTCAATATTAGAACCAGTTGAAGATTTAGTGATGGGAGTATTTAAAGAAGGTTTATTCATTGGTTTTAAATTAAAATCAAAAGTATTATTATTTAAAACTTCGGAATCAATTCTTCTTATTCTAGAAGGCGACTTTCTAGTTACAACAACTTCTTCTAATATGTTAGTAGGTGTAACTCCCCCATCTTGATATTTAATAACTCCTCCATTTTTAAATTCCTTAACATTTTTATTTGCTTCAATCCATTCTTTAGAGCCTAATTCATATTTATCTCTTTCTTTAAGAAGTTTATTTCGAATAAAGAAGTAGTCTAAAGTACCTCCATCCTTATGTTTTTTAGGTAATCTATCTCCTACATCTTTACTTTTCTTCTTACTTACTGTTTTCTTTTTAGAGGAATGTTTAGATGCGGCTTGATATTCTTGAGCGTTTATACGTTTTCTTAATACTGCATCCTCTTCCGCTTTAATTAAGAGATTTAATATTCTTTCATCGTTTTGATTACTAACACTTTCGTTCGGAGTTGTAACTATTCCAGATAAATTTTTATTTTCTTCTTTATACCCTAATTCATTACGTCTCTTGGTTTCCTGACCTTTTAAATATGCTAATTGCTTTCTCCTCCTTGCATCTTCTAACTTTTGTTTATTTGCAGCTATTATTGCTTTTCCTTCATCACTTTCTCTAAATTTTTTAGCATCCGCTTTTCTTATATCAGATTTAGTTACCCTAGTAGCTTTTCCAGAAGGTTCTACTAAAGGTCTAGTTGTGCCAAAAGGAGTTGATTGCATAGATTCTAATAGGGTACTATTTAATGTAGCATCATTAGCTCCTTTCGTAGGATTTACAACTCTATGTATTAATTTCTCCTTCTCTTCAAGTATCTCCGATCTTGGTGCTCTTACATTAGTAAGTTTTCCTGGGACTTTTTCAGTTAAAGGTCCATGATAAACTACAGTAGGAGCTCCAGAAATTTGTCCGAGATAAATATTATTATCCTCTAATTGTTTCTGGATATTGCCACGTCTATAATAAGCCTGCTCTGCTACTAATCCTTTCTGGAAAGATGAGAGTTTATTATTCTTAATCTTATCTAAAGTCTCTGGTGTTAATTCTCTTCCAGCTACTTTAGTTTCTTTTACTTTTCCAACTCCGCGTGTGAAAGGATTATACCATTTACCTTTAGGTATTTTTATATTACTTAAATCCTCGTCAGTTAAATCCGTATATTGAGATTTTAATTTAGTCTTAACAGTAGTTAATTTATCCTCTGTCGACATCTTATTAAATCCCTCTACCTCATTATTTTTAAATGAAATTTCTTTAGTTTTACCGTTAATATTAACTTCTAGAGGTTTAGATAATTCTCCTGCACCAGCTTTTTGAGTATATAACTTCTTCCCAGCAACATTTCTACCGATACCCGTTACAGCATTTAATCCATTAGCTAACAATCTCCAGTCATTTATAGTTAATTCTTCTCCTGACATTACTTTACCTAAAGCAGTAAGAGAAGTTCCTAATCCTAATGCAGTAAATGCTTTACGTAGTATTGGAGCTGCTGTTTTTATTGCTTTAGTTACTTTAGCTCCTTTAGCCATTGTTCCTAATCCGGGAATTAATGTTGCTGCATCCATCCCTAGATTTAGTATTAAGTTCCCAGTATCACTCCATGACCAATCATCGTCACGTTTATAATCAGCAATAGCAGTAGAAATTGTAGATCCTAATCCTGTTGCAGCTCCCACAGCATTTCCTACACCAAACGCAGCGGTAGAAGCTAAGCCAGCTACATCTAATGCTAATGCTGTTAAATCTGCTTTATCTGCTGCACTTAATGATTCTCCAGAGAATACATCTGACATGGAAGCAGATTGTTTATCTTGTAGATCTGAGGAAATTGAATTTCTTAATATTCCACCTTCTTGATATCTAATAGGAATACCTCCAGCAGTAGTTTCTCCTTTAGCTTCATTAGCCCCTAAATATTGACTATTAATATTAAAATACTTAGAATATAAATCAGCCAAAAACTTACTTCCCAAGGTTAAATCTCTCCCTTCAACTGGATTAACATTAAGTTTATTTAAATTAATAGAGGAAATTCCCGGATAGTTTGATGTCGGACTAAATTGTAAATAACCTTGGTTATATTTAAATTCTCCAGGAATTATATCTCCTGTTTTCTTATTAATAGCATAAATACTTTTAGATTTATATGGCCTTCCAGTATTTAAATAACTCTCAACATTCTGAGGATTATTTATTCCAATAAATTCATAATCTTCAACCGCTTGATTATCTCCTATATAAGGATTAAAATAATCAATACCATATTCTTCTCCTTCTGGAAGATTTAATAACTTAGCTAATTTATAATAAGCATTATAACTCTGTTCCTTATCCCAATCTTTCTTATATTTAATATTCTCAGCATTTTTTCTCCAACTATATACTTCTGGATTATATATATCATTTAAATATTTAACATTACTTCCTACATAATCCTTAATCTTTTCATAAGGTATATAATCAGTATCATACCATCCAGATTTCAACATGTATGTAGCTGGATTAGATTCAAATGGAAAATGCCCTCTTAATCCTATAAGATTACCAGAAGGATCTATTTCTCTCAATCCTTCTTTAGTAACTACTATATTTTTCCCATTGAAGTTATATTTTAAAGGAGCATTTTCTGGTAAATTGTTTACTTTTCTTATTTCATCTTCTTCTTTTTTAATCTCGTCCGGAGATTTACTTGATTCTTGTGTGGTAGAAGTTCCCTGATCGGAGCTTCCAAAGATATATTTCCAGATATAATCCCCAAATCTTTGGTTATTTTTTTGCTCTTCCCAATCAAACTCGGAATTAGGATTTCCGTCTCTACCTTGTGATAAATCTTCTATAAATTGATCGTATTCTTGTATAGATTTAAAAGGAAGATTTTCATATCCTTTAAATGGGGTTTTATCTTCCGATGATAAATATTCATAGAATCTTCCTCTATTACTTTCTAAAGCCCTGATTACATCATCAATCCTTTCTGAGGTAGTTTTTCTATTATATACTTCTTGATTTATTTTTCCTCCCCATACAGAATTAATTAATTCTCTAGGATTCCATGATACATCTATTTTATCAGGTTCTTGTAGAGTATTAGAGTATTCAGTAAGATTTAAAAAATTATTATCTATAGCTTTAGCTAGATAATCACTACTATATTTATCACCTAAATTAAATCCTTCTGAGTTGTTATATTTAATATCAAATCCACTTGGAGTACTATTAATCTCTTGTATATCACCTTTATTTAGAGCGTCTAAAAATCTATTATAAGAAGCATCTACTCCAGATCCTCTTCTTCTATAAGAGTTTTTTAAACTTCGGGAGTCATCAGAACTAACCCAATTCTGGAGTTTTTCTTTAGCTTCTTTTATATCGTATTTTTTACCGTTAATAGTAATTGTCTTTGTTTCTTGCTCTTTTTTATTATAAAGGTCTTGTAATTCTTGCTTCTTTTTATTATATTCTTCTATATTTGAAGGAGATTTACCTCCAGTTTCAAATTTAGGAACTTGTGCCATAGTTAATGATTAAAGTAAAAAATGGAGTATTATATTTAAATAATACCCCATCTAAGATAATTTATTGTCTTTTCTTTACTACTAATTTAGTACCTTTTCTCGCTAAAACAGGTTCAGTAGGAGCTTCTGCTTGAGCAGCTTGTCCCTGAGTCATCTCGACTAACGCTGAACATACTGCTAATGCAGCTTGACAATCTTGATTCTGAGTAGCCTGAGCAGCTAATTGGAGAATCTGTTGAAAGATTTGTTCTGGACTAGGTTGAGCCTGAGTAGCAGATTCCGTGGGCATAGTTCCGCCCTCTTGTAAGATTTTTACTTTAAATTTTTCGTTTACTTTCATTTCTTTAATATTTAACGTTAAACTTGTACAAAGTTAGGATTTTGTATATAAAAATCCTATTGTTTGGTAGTATTTAATAATTCTGAATTATTTACCACCTTTTGAACCTTTGCCTTTAGATTTGCTTTTAGATTTACAAGCCATAATGTTTAGGATTTAAATTTGTTAGATATATATGTATTTACCTCATCTATCCTATTTAACCATCCTTTTAAAAATTTACTTTGAGAAGGTTTTCTATCTACTATTGATTGATAATATTCTTTTCTTTGGGAAATAAATTCTTGAAGCAGATTTTTAGAATTGCATAAATTCGCTAATCTAATTGTAGTTGGTCCAATTTTCCCATCTATATCTAAGGATTGTCCTAAATTTGAAATAGCTTTTTGAAGGCATTTAACACCATTAGAAACACCAGCATTAACAGAATGGTCTAATAGATGGGATGAGATATAAATGTTGCTTATATCATCTATTTTACATTTATCATAAAAATTATCTTTATAGAATTGTTCTACTAAATCTTCTAATTCTTTAACTGTTGTTATAATCTGTCCTCTTTTTAACGGTTTAAATTTATCAATAATCTTCCATCCTTCCCATTTAGGGAAATTAACTCTGGATATTCCGCAGTATGTTTCACCCCCGGAGTCTAAATTATCCGGATCCATCCAATAACCCCCCTCGTTTCTTAAGATCATTGATATGAGAATATGAGATTTATTCATTTAAATATTTAAATTATTTATATTTTTCTATTAATGCCTTTAATTCTGGATTATTTTCAATTAATCTAAGTCCTTTTTGTATAGCTTCCGAATATTTAGTAAGATCAGATCCGTTATCATATTTACTATATGAATCACTATTATACATTTTTGGATTTTCCTGAAAATATTCTAAAGCATTTTCAAAAGGTTCAAACTTCTCAACAAATTTTTGAGCTTTATTTAAATTAGAAATAATAGCGTCTGGAATCTTATTATCTTTAAATCTTTCCTTTAAATAATTAACAAAATATTCTTTTCCTTCTGGAGTTAGGTGATATTCTTCTCCACCATATCCATCATTATGTATTGTTATATAATTAATTCCTTTTTCTCCAGGTTTTGGTTCTGGTATGAGTTTAGTTAATATTTTTATATAATCAAGCTTTCCTTTTCTATCCGGGTGATCCAATCCAACAAGCTGATCTGGAGTATATGTAGTACTTTCTTTATAATTTTCAATATTATAATTCATGGCATCTGTAACATCCTTTTTTGTAGCATTTTTACCTCCTAAATATCCATATCTAGAAGGATTAACTCCTAGAGTAGATTCATTATAAGATAATGCTATTGCTTTCTCGGGTGTCATTCCTTTAACTTTTTTAGAAGCTTTGATTATATCTATTAAAGGTTGTTTATATATAGGAGGAAGATTAATATTATTTCCATTTTCATCCTTAGTTATTCTAATAACATCTGATTTATTTTTAATTTCCCTAATTCCGGTACTTTTAGTATAGAGAGCATCTTGGAGATCTCCGAATAGAGTATTTAATGCATCGAAAGCAGCTGTCTTAGTGTCTCTTGGATAATTATATCTGATTGCTATTGCCTTATCTTCTTGTTCGGGTGTAAGTTGTCTATTATCAAAAGCTTCTTCCCAATCTTCATTTATATAACTAGTATTATCTCTAAGTTCTTTAGTTGTCATAGGTCTGGTAGATCTATTAATAACTAAATCTCTATATAATTTATGTAATTGTTCCTTAGTATAATCACTCATGTTTTTTTAGTAGTTACATATTCCGGATCATTATTATCTTGAATTTTCATGTATTTAAATACAGACTTACCTAATCTCTTATATGCAGAATCGGTTTTTAATTTCTCTGCTTTTTTAGCTTGGCGAATTAAGACTCTAGTATTCTTCCTAGAAAATATTCTCTCTCCACCTTTTATTTTATATTGTACTTTACCGTTAGTAGAAAGTATCTCTAGTAAGTCCTCTAAATCATCAATATCATTTTCTATTGTATCTTTAGGAGATTCATCCTCCAAATCTTCTAAATAATCTAATCTTTCTTCAAGTACTTCATCTAATCCCTCAAACTCTACACTTTCTCCAGATCGAATTCCGGAATTATTAGATACCTCTAATACGAATAACACATTCTTTTCAGATATAATACTTGTATCATTAGGCTTCCCTTCTTTATTAGATATTACTTTAAATTCTGGAGAGATGAAGATTATATCTAAATATAAAGGAGTATCTTTCATCCAATAATTTACTTCTTCTTGTACTTCTGGATATATAAATAGAAGTCCTTGATTTTCTGATAGACTTTCTATATGCATAAATCCATGTTCTCTTTCCCAGTCATCTATAGCAGTATCACAGAGGTATTCTTTATTATGTACTTTAACTTTTACAATTGATTTTTTTAATTCTGACATAATTATATATTATTTAAAATAAGGATCTTCATCATCAATATAATAATTCTTCATATTATTTCTTAATAAATAAGAACCTACTTTAGGATTAAATTTAATATCTTCCCTAATTTCTAAAGATTTTTCTCTTTTAGGAATAGTGTATTTTCCTGTAACTATAGAAGGAAAGTCGTATGTATCATTTACTTTGATAGTATTATTATCCTTATCCCATTGAATGGTAAAATTCCCGAAAAGATCTAATCCTGTTGCAAAATGCTGATTCTTATCCGGACGTTCTATATATTTAACAGTTAATCCTTCATTAACTACTTTCGGCTCTCCAGATTCTAGTACCTCTTTTCCAGTTCTATATATTTTTTCTAATCTAGATTTACTAGGTAATTCTGGAAATTTTTCTATATATTTATCATAATTACGTAGAATTTTACCTACATTTAAGGTATCTACCATAGATTGTACTCTACGGGCTACTGGTTGCGGGATTCCTACATATTCAGCATTTTTAGGATTTTTATCTTTGTCAGCATTTATCCTAGCTTTAGAAGATTTTATTAATCTCGAATCCTTTCCTAAGTTTAAATAATGCTTAAAGAAAGCTTCTTCAATAGGAGTGGCCAATTCTTTTTCATCCCGTACTGGAACTGGAGTGTTAGTATAATTTAAATATGGAAGGCGTATATAATAAGGAGCACTCCAATAACCATCAGCAGGATTAAGGAAGTTGTATACTCTTTCTGCTTGAGTTTGCTTTACATTGCTTTTTCCTCCACTTTGATACTTCTGTATTAGATAAGAATTTACTTTATTTAAATTTAACATAGCATTATATATAAAAGGCTATATTTAAATAGAATATATTTCAATTCTATTTAAATATACCTACATTACTCAGTTTCTTTAATTACTTTACCCTTATCGATAGTATTATGTAATATCTCCTTAACTAATAACTTCCCAGCTTCAATAGCGGCCTCATCACTATCTTCTTTATATAATTCCTCCAATTTTTCAGTAACTTCTAATCTAAGAATTAATTCTTCCCGTTCTATTTCAGCTACCTGAGATATCTTATCTCCTTCTTTTAATATAACAGGAATCCCTTTCCTAGATATATCTTCTGTATCTAGATGATGAAGTTCTTTATGTAATTTACCCTCTGGAATTATATTCTTCTCTCCTATTTTTCCACCATCTTTATATTTAAGAATATTTTTCTGGGATTCAGTGTATTTAATTCTAAAGGATTCTAAGAATTTAAATCCATCCTTTCCAAATCTAATATTATTTAATCCTCCAGATTGTTCTAATTGCAATCTATTAGTAAACATATCAGAAGAACTTATTGATCTTGCGGATCTATCTGATGCATCTGTTAAGATATCATCTATAGTATTTTGATATCCTTGAGCTTTATCCATTTTTTTATTAGCTTTTTTCCTGGCTTTATTAGAAAATAATCCATATTTTTTTCTAGATAGACCTCCAGCATCTGTAATGAATTTACCAGTTCCTGTATAAGAAGAGTTATTAGCAATATTTTGATCTACAGTAAATTTTCTAGATTTTTTTCCAAATGCGTTATTTATTAATCCTACAGCACCAAGATTAAAAAAGCTACTTCCTAAAATAGCATCAGCTGTAGTCATTTTATCTGTTCCAATTCCTAATTTTTCTAATCCATTTCCTACTAATTTACCTGCCTTCATTGCTATTCCTACACCTGGAATTGCAGTTCCTACAGTATTACTAATAACATCATATCCAGCATCAAGTCCTTTAGTTATATTTCCCTTCTTACCGGAATAATCCTTTCCAATTAAATCGGCTCCTATATCTAAAACAGATCCTATATTAGCAGAAGTACCTAACCCACTTAAAGCACTTGTAGTTAAGGTAGGAATAACCAATTTACTTAGAGCACTTATAGTTGAAGTAGGAGCAAAATTAGCTTTAATACTATCCCATAATCCAGGTCCTGTTTTAGATAAAGAAGCATTTTGCAATGCCATTTTATTTAATGTAAGAGGGCTGCTAGCACTAACAGATCCTATCAAAGGTCCTGTTGATGTAACTATTCCCCCATCATAAAACTTTTTCATTTTAGTTTATTTAACAAAAGCTTATTTCAAACATTGTTTGTAATGCGGTAATAATAACTCTCTTATCTCCTTTATATTTAACTCTAATCTTTATATATTTATCTCTGGGTCTAGTTTCTTCTATTTTTAATTTAATATTTCCCTTATTTCCTTTTTGATATTTAAAAGGTTCTAGAGTAATATTAACAAAGTCTTCCTGATATCTGGTATTACCTTTAATAATACCACAAGTAGACATATCCTTAATAGGTTGAATTCTTCTTAAACTATACTCAGATAATCTATCATCATAGAATACAATAGCAGATTTTCCAGTAGATTTATTATTACAGTCTTTATTATCAATAAATTTTATATAATCATCTGCCTCAGATTCTTCAATTTCTCCCTTCTGTACTAAATAAGTATTTTCTTTTAAATCTGGGATGTTAGAGAAATCATACGCATCTCCGATTACTTCAAATGAGACTAATTCTGGGAGGACGTTATTAGATATAATAAAGAGATTTGTAAAGACTTTATGATATCCAACATTCTTATTTACAACAAACTCAAATTCAAATGGGTCATAAGAAAGAGGTACTCCTTTTGAATCTCGTTCTTTATACCATGAGGTTGGATAGATTTTTTCTTTATTATCAAATATTCCAGCTACTCCATGTCTCCAGAAATATGTAGGATTTTTCCAAGTCTCGGAAGATGTTCTTATATAAACTACTCCAGTATATGTACTACTAGCATCTACTTCTAATTCTTCCATATTTGATGTTATAGATTCGTTTCTCCCTCGCACTAATTCTGCTCGAATATTTAGAGTTACATACTTATTCCCTTCTAGGTATTTATTTCTAATAGTACTATTAGATGATCTTAATATCAACCATGTCTGTCTATTCGAAACTTTATTACCTATCTTATCTTCATGAGTATATAAATAAAAATCTTCGTTATCTGGATAAATGTCATTATTTATAAATTCATATTTAGAGTATTTAATTCTAAATTTATCTGGATCTACATCTAATTTAATATCTAATAACCCTACTGCAACATCTTTTCCAGTTGTAACAGGAGAGGTAAGATCCGGAATCTCTATTCCTTTATATACAACTAAAGGATTATTAATCGGATTTAATATACTTTCCCAACTTACTTTATTCAAATAAGTAGTGGGATCTCTTAATATAATTCCTTTAGCTGCAACAGAACCTTCCCATGTAACTGAGACTTTAGATATATTCTTAGAATCTTCTTTATTATTAGTAAAGAATACATTAGATATATTTTCAGACATTAATGGAATCCATGAATATCTGGTTGTCCACAATTGTAATTTTTCATTATAACACAAATTCCATTCTCTAGAAGTTATAAATTCTCCTACTGGATTTATATCCTGAATATCATCATAGAAAGTAAATAATACATCAAATTTAAATTTATTAAAATGTGTTTTTACATTCCGCAATCCTAAGGTAGTGCTTCTCTCTCTTTCAGTAAATGAAATATTATCATTTAAATATTTCTGAATTTTAAAATCAGATATAATCTCAAATGATTTTCCATTTGTTCTCCAAATCTTTTTAGCAAAAGTATCGACACCATATACATAATTATCTGTTTTTAATATAGAGTCCTTCCACTGAGATCCATATAATTTAGATAATAAAATAGGACGTTCTGGGAGAACATTATTGGAATTTAAATATACTGGATTATTTAATTCTCCAGCTGTTTGGATTCTTTCATTTATTGGTATAAGTCCAACTCCCTTTTCGAATACTACTACTAAATCTCCATACCATTCGATAATAGATGTAATAGTTCCATATTCTTTATTATAATCTCTATAATTACTTAATTGAAATACTCTATAATTATTTTTAAATGCGTCAGATATGAATATATCAGAATACATTATTCTATTAGAAAAATCATTTTTTATATATGGAACATCCGGAAGAATAAAATAATTCTTATCTGATGTAGAACTATTATATCCAGAATTATATACTGTACTTTCAGGAATTTTATACTCTCCAGATGCATTAAATCTAGATATAGGATAAAATGTTCTAGGATGTCCATTTAAAGCCGCTTCTGAGGTATTAGATCCATCTTCACATCGTAATGCTAAATTTATATTAGATAAACATTTTAATGTAACCCAATGTCCAATTTGAACTGCATTAACATCTCCTCTATTTATCAGTTCCGCTTTTTCCAAATCTAAAGCTCCATCTTCTGAACCAGTATAATTATCTCTCCATGTATAAGGATCTACAATAGTATCGTTAGTAGGACTTTCCGGATCTTGGAAGTTTCTACACATTCTATGAGTAAAAATATTTATATAACAATCTCCTCTATAACAAACTAATTCTTCGCCTTCTAATGAATCCCACTCATATCTATCACATATAGAATAATATGGAGACATATCACTAAATCTAGCTTTAAAATAATCGACTAACATGCCTTCATTATATCCCGGAACCATTATATCTACTAATTTACAGTATGATTGTAGTCCTTCAATTCCTACATAAGAACCCCAAGATCCCCGTAATAGGTTTTTTGCTTTAGCTTTATTATCTTCTTTACCTAGATATTTAAATTTATATGCAACTTCGGCTTCACCAGCTCTAGAAGAAAAATCTTGCGTTCCAGATGTTTTTAATTGAATGTTATCATCAATATAAGTTAAACTTATATTTTGATACCAAGATCTACTACTATTACCTTTTTTATTTCTAGAGAAATTCGGAAATGTATAATGTCTATCATCTCCTCTTTGGGTAATATAATTTTCTGTAGTATCGTACGTTAAATACGAATCTCTAAGAACGAATTTAGATCCATTAAATATCTGAGAGTATAATTCATTATTTAATTCCGCTTCCGGAACAATAGCAGCATTTGGTAGGGTATCATTAGAATATAATAATCTATTATTAATATCATTTTCTAAAATACTATCCCCATTACTATTAGCTATGAAAGATTCAGTCATTCCTAACGGTTTACCGTCTCCACGTTTTACTGGAAGAACAGGGATCTTAGAATTTAAATCTAATCCTATAGTTGCTCCTTGACAATATACTGTTGGAATTCGTTTTTGACGTACAAAAAAGAATCCTTTAGTATATTTTTTTAATTCTTTTATTAAATTCTCAGTATCCTTCCAAGTAGAATAATCGGAGTTATTTTCTGAATTCTTAAATATGAATTTAATACCTGCTGGTTTGTTATATCCATCATAAGTAGAGTTCTTTTCAATACTTAATTTAACTACACCTTTAGCATTATCCAAAGAAGATTTTATAAATCCATTCTCTAAAACTTCTATATAATTTCTATCTCCAGGAAGTTCGGTATCTTTATTCCAATTATATATAGATTCAATTTTTTCAGTATTCTCAATTCCTAAATTCCTTCCCCGGATATTAAATACTGGAGACAATGTAAAGTCATTCATTATATATACTATTCCAAATCTATATATATCTTCCCAATATCCTACTCTATGATAGATATTATATACATTATAATACATTCCGGAGGTTTCTCTACTAGATCCAACTGGTGTGTAATACCCATTATCTAATGATATATCTCCAACCTCATCTTTTGTATAAACTTCTGGAATAATACGCAAGGATAGGTCAGCTAATTCTTTATACGGAATAGTTGTTTTATTTACATTACTTAAAAATAATCTATTTTGTACTTGAGCCTGAGATTTAGCATTTTCTACAATACTATATTGGATATTAATATCATCTAAACTAATTTCTGACACAGGTTCTATACCTGTTATAGTAACAGTACATACAGTATTTATTACAGAGAAGCTATTAACTAATTTATATGCTTTTGTAATCTCTGTTCCATTTTCAGTACTAGTGGATCTTGTATAATAGATATTTAGATAATCATAAGAATCGTCTATATTAGTTATAGTGAATCTAATAGTTTTATACGCATTAGTATCTAATATTCCACCTTTTATAGTTTTTATATCACTAATATCTCCTATATAAACAGAAACAATTCCTGATTCAGCAACAAAATCAGTCTCGTTTCCATCAGAGTCTTGATATTTAAAATAAAATACATAATTCCCAACCTTTAATTCCCCTCCAGATTCTACACCATCAAATCTAATAACTGGAAGAGTTTTTATAGTTTTATATAGTTTAGTCTCTCCGTCTAAGGAATTTTCATCATATATATTAGTATCATTATTCCCATTTCTATCTATAATTTTATACATTCCATTTTCAGTTGGAGTAAAACGGGAATTTATAAGTCTTGGGGGATTTAAATCATCATTAAGTATAAGATTTACGCTTCCGTCATACGATTCTTGAATCTCTATATCAACTGGATTATTTATACTAAAATTTAAATCTTTAGTACTAAAATCAACTAAATCCCCTTTTCTATTAGATGTAATCAATCTTCCTTCATTATTACCTGGATTACCAACTTCAATTTCTTTTTTGCTATTAGTACGAACCCATTCTCTTGGACTTAATGCTTGTCTTGGTGTATATTTAAGAGAAGAGTATTCAGCGGTTGCTTCTGAAAATCTACTTTTAACTTCATCTGTATTTATATTACTATTATTAGAACTTATTATAAATAAAGTATCTATATTTTGATCCGTAATATAGATTTCTTTTTCTTTAAATATTCCAGTATCATTATCTATAGGTTCAATTATTTTTAAAGTAGCAGGAATTTCAATGTCCCCACTTTTTATTACATATCTTCCATCAGTAGCTTTAAGATATCTATTTCCGGATAATCTTAAATTTCTAAATGGATTATATTCATATGCTAAAAACCCTTCTGTTTGAAGAGTCTTATACATAATTTCAAATGTAATATCAAAATTTAAGGTTAAAAAAGGGGTCATATATAATTAAGTAAAATTAACTAAATTCTCTGGTTTACTAAAATTAGACCCAGTTATATTTCCTCTCACCTGTAATTGTTGGCTAAATACCAGATCATCTGGATTTCTAAGGTTAGCATTACAACAATCTTCATTATCTGATAAATTTCTAAAAGAATACCAGTCAATATATCTAGATTCCTGATTACTTGCTCCAAAACCCATTCCTATCAGATGAATGTTATTATTTAGAATACTAAAAAGAGGATGTACTTCAAATTTACCTACTCTCTTAAAATATAATTTTTCATTATTAGTAGCGTACATGTTATCTAAATCCTTAGACATATATGTAGTATAACTACTTGCTTCGAGATATATGTTTTTAACTTTATTTAAATTAGAGGAGGTTAAAGAAGAACTAAATATATATCTATAAGGTATGCTAGCTGAAAAAGGAGCTTGTGTAGTTTCTATTGGTTTGTAATCTTCTAATTTTGTTTTATCGGGGCCAGTATCTGTACTTCCATATCCAATATAATACTTATTATCCTTTAATGAATTTATATATGTATTTATTATTGTAGTAATCCTGTCATTTAGAGGTATAGTACCATCATCTGTTTTTATATTAATATTTACTGATGAAAATGATCCAGTTAATTTTATCTTTCCTTCTAATGTAGTATCATAAAGATTATCATATTTAATTGTATCAGGATTAGGTATAGTATAAGGATTATTAGATGCTCCAGATACTTTACTTGCTCTATATAAATTATTAAATAATGTATTAAATTCTGACCTTATATTATCTGCTGACATATTATTTCCAACTCTAGTTCCGTATATATTACAAATACACATTGTATTTCCATCAAATTCTATTATAACAAAGGTTGATGGATAATATTTAGAAGAATTTTTATTAGGATAAAAATATAATTTATTACAGGTTCTACTTCCCCAGTCATTTACGAAAGCTTCTAGAGAAGTACCAAGACTATCTCCAGCAAATGCTAATATCCCTATTTTATTATTCCCTAGTCTTGATTTTATTTTATTTACGACTGTGGTTGGAGAATTTCCTGCGTCTACAGTGTAATCTCTATCATAACCCCCTTTATTTGGATCTTTAGTAACCCACTTAGATGATACATCCTCATCTACAAAAATATTATCTACTCCATCCTTAACACAGATCCAATCTCCACGTCCATCATCGTTATGATAATAAGGTATTCCAGATGATACTTGTAGTCCATCCCACCCTAATAATCCTACAGGTTCCCATTTATTATATTCTATTTTATCTCCCGGAATATTTGTAATATATGTTCCGGATTTTACTTGTTTATTTAGGGTTGCAGTTATAGTAAGTTCCCTAATATTTTCATCACTTTGAACTTTATTATCGGTTATAATAGCTGACGGAAAAATTAATGGAGTTCCGGAAGTAGTTAAACTATAATTAGATGTATCAGATGAGTAAATTATATCAGCATCTAATATCCCAAAATTAAGCTTATTTACTTTCCTAAGTCTATATTCTGAATTTACTGTGACACTATTTTCTATAGTAGTTTCATATTGCGTCTTGTGTTCCCCTTCTTCAATTAAATCGGAAGCTGATGACAATGAAGGTTGTAGTATATTATTTTTTTTATGGATAATAGTTGGTCCAGTAATACTCTTTTGGGATAAATCTATAGCAGAATCCGATACTACTGTTATATAATTATCTATTTTAAGTGTTGAAAAGTTCTTAGTATCTTTTGTAATAGCAGAAGTATAATAAGAATTAAATTGTCCATTTGTGAAAAGAGTATATAAAGCATTATATTCCTCAACCTCAAATTGGTGTTTTTCTGTATCCTTATTAAAGCTCAATCCACATATTCTACATATATAAAAATTATTATATCTTAACCTAGTATATTCAGAATTATATACATAATTATTTTGAGTACTAAAATTCTTATATATTTTAGTACCATTTCCTAATTGAGGTTCTATTTTATATATCCACGGTAATCTAGGATTAGATATAGAAGGCTCTTTAGTATTTATATTCTCTTGAACAGTTTCTCCAGATACTATTTTAAAATAATCCTCTAATCTTGAAGAATCCAATAATAAATAGTAATTGGTACCGGAAGATTCTAAATAATTATTTTCGAAATTTGTAATAGCGGAATCTATATCTTCCACCCCTTCCCCGTTTTGATAATAATAAGGTTCTACTTTTAAATCTTTATCAAAACAATCTATAGAGAAATTATAGGATCCTGAAATAGATTTAGATAAAGGGTATATAAGAGATGCATTTGCGGATACATCATAAAATTCTATATACATTACATCACACTTATTTAATCCATTTGATGTTCCTCTAACAAAGAAGTCTGTAGTAATAGTAACCCTTTTAACTTCTCTTCCTTCTATATTAGTAGTACTAGTAGTAGAATATCTCCATATATTAGATTCTTTACTAGTTAATAGATCTCGATAATTTAATACTGTTGTATATTTAAGATTCTCAAACCATTGGAATCTTGAATATGGTTTTATAGTTATACGTGTATCTTTTTCTTTACTTAATTTTACTAAATCATGTTTAATTGATATTACGGGTTGTGGAATATTCTCTCCGGGCTTTAAAATAAACTCGGGATCTATTTCTGCATCCTCATGGGTACCTTCTTCATCTTTTTCTATTCTTACTCCATATACATTATTATAACTATCACTTTCACTATTAATAATAAGCTCTACATCATAATCATCCTTACCATTTTCAGTTACATCTCCTATCTCAATATTAAAAAAATCAATAGGTTCTATCTCTAATACTATAATTAAATATCCATTAAATCTAGAACTATATGTATTATATAATGAGGGATCCTGAACTGTTTTTAATTGAATATTACCTCCAAATGCTTCGCCTTCTGTATAAAAAAACTTTCTAACTTCGTTTGTAAATACATTAGTTTGATCTTCTATATAAGTAATAGATCCATTTTCATTTACAGTGGCAAGATGTAATGAAAAAACTCTCCGTTGAAGTTTCCCGTTATTGAATGTAGTATTATAATTTTTATAAGTTTCTGTAAAGTTATTTATCGAAGAGCTACCAGTGCTAGGAGTTATATAAATTAGAAATTTATCCCCGGGCCTTAAAACCATTCGTTGCAATAAAGAAAAATCAGCTTTTAAATAAGTAATTTGTAATCCTTCACTCTTCCCTTCTGGATATAAAGTACTATCAAGTATAGCAGTATCTATATCATCCATAGATAATTCTTCCGAAGATATATTCCTTTCTGGAGATGGAAATGAACCTAATTCACATTCTCCAGTAAGAGGATTCATCGATGCTATATATATAATCCCTCCATACTGCTTTATTCCAAGAGGAATAAAATCTTTCTTTAATGCACAAGATTCAACTCTCCCATTTCCAGAGTCATTTTGTAATATAAACTCATTACCATCAAAAGTTATAATCGTTCCATTTAAACAATCTGTTAATACTGTATTCGGAACTACAGTATCATTCATATCCATTAATAATCCTCCATTAAAGGAGTTTTGAGCTATTTCCATATTAAAATTCCGTTAAATCTTCTCTAGTTATATTATCAATTTTAGTAAACTCGTACCCATCAAAAGATCTTTTTAAGAAATATTCTGCATCTTTAGTAGAATAATTCTCAAAAAATACCTTATATCCAGGAATTCCGTATAATTTAACTCTAAAGAAATGATCGTAGTTTAAATTAAGCAAGCACTCATCAAGCACTCTATATAAGCATACATCTCCAAAATTAAACGTAATATTTCTTTTATTTAAATAAATAGATTTAAATTTCTCCTCAGTTAATCCAAAATAACAATACCCCCACCATTTAGTTCTACGCTGTCTATATAAAAACCTCATCTTAGTAATCATCTTACTAATAGCGTATCTAATTTTGTGAGCAATACTTTGAAATGTAACTCTTCCAATGAGAAATTTAAACATCTTACCATCTATTTTACTAGATAAATAAACATCACTATTATTAGATATTACATAATATAAATATCTATTCCCATATTTAATAATAGTAGTTAAATCTTCTATACTAAATTCTGGGAATTTTTCTTGTAATATCGGGAGATAATCCTTTAAATACTTAATCTTATTAGCCATACTTATTACCACTATTTACATTATCAAAAAATTCTCTAGTTAAGGAGTAATTTAACATTACTCCTCTAGTTAAAGTTCCTTTCTTACCTTTCTCATAGAATAATTTAATTTGTGGGTATTTATACTCAGAATCAAAATAATTATACATTGTATTTGTAGAAGTCTTTAGATGATTTAAAAGTTCTTCTCCTTTAAGTATTTCAATCCCCAAAATCATTCTTTTTCTGGTTGTAAATACGAAAGTAGTACTATTTCTGATAATATCCAATATCACTAAATATAAAAAGTAAATATAAATCCTACAACACCATAATCGGAGTTCTGCACCATTTTTATAATTCTTTTTAAGCATTTTTCTAGATACCTCTAACTTCTTTAAATCGAATTTTTCAAACAATTCAGGTGCGGAGAATGTATAACTAAGAGAAGATATTGTTGTATTATTATATTTCATTACTTCTCTGGTTTAAATGATTTTCCATAAGATTTTCTATCAAAACTAGTCATTACATCTAAAATCCTATTCATATCGTTTTGAGATACTTTTTCCGGAACTCTAGCTCTTTCACATAACCTAGCCCATTCTAATTTTATATTCTGAGCCATTTGATATGTATTAGGATCTCTAGTTCTAATAGCTTGTTTATATAAATCTGTATAAGCACAATATGCTGCAATTGCTTCGGCCTCTTTAGAATTTATATAAGGAAATCCTTCTTCATCTAGAATTTGTTTCCTATATAAAACTAATACATTTTTATAATCCTTATCAAATAATAAAGTATTTTCCCTCATTTGGTAATTTAATAATACTCCATAATCATATAATAAGGATTTATTATATTTCCAGTATTCTATATATTGTTCTATGTAATTAGTAATAACTTGAGGCCAACGTTGTTTATTAGATGTTTTTTGAGAGTCTATAAAATTCCCGAATACTGCTTCGATACTAGTAACATCACATGGGAGTTCTAATTCCCCGTTTACAACGTCTCCAACAAATTCCTTTATCTCAGTTTGTTTATTTCCTATCTTATCATATGCAATCATTCCTGAGGATTCAAATTCTAATTGGTCTATATTTAAACCGTAATTAGTTTGAATATATGTATATGCTGTGTGAAAGTTTAAATTCTTCATATATGTTAAGCTTTAGCTACTTGATCATTTGGTAGGTTAGGTGCACTAAGGCTACGGTACCATCGTACCTTCTTTTCTGTAATCCTTCTCTTAATATCATTAGTCAAGAAGTTCATATTAGATACCTCTTCTGCATTACAACAAGTAAATTGTTCTAATTGTCTAGGATCTTTAAATACGGCTATTATAGATAATGTTTTAATCAACGGAGCATTAAATATATAACAATCATACATCCCATTTTCATTAGGTGCTGTATCTATATAAATATAAGGCTTTCTTCCTAACCACCTATTATATTTATGATACTGATAAGATATATCAGTATAAATTTTAAACGGAGTATTTCTATCAACAGTTCCGAAATACTGAATTGCATCAACTCCTAAATCTGTAACAATTTGAGGTATTTCTACATGAGGAATATTAGTCTCTCTAACATTTAAATTAGAATTACATAAATTACAATTCTCTATAGGTTTACAATCTACCTCTAAACAATTAATAGATGTAACTAAATCCTTAACTGGAAGAAGTCCTTTTAAAGCATATTCTTTTATTATAGTTAATCTCTCATCTACTATATCATCTTCTAACTGTTCAACAGATAAGGATATATTAGATGTAATACCTCTTAATCCTGATAAAATATCGTTTAAAATCGCAGAGGCTAATTTATTTAATTCCATATAGTATAATATTTAAAAAGGCAGATAAGAATATTATTATCTTACCTGCCTTTTATTAAATAATATATTTTCTTATATTAAGCGGTTACAGTTACATTAACAGTTAGTACTGTATCTGATCCTTTTTTATAAATTACAGCTACAGCAGAATCTGTAGCATCTTTACCTGTAATTTCTATTCCTTTAACAGTTACTTTACTAGGATCATTAGAAGTTACAGTATTGTATTCGGAAAGCTTAATATCTACATACTTCTTCTCTCCTACTTTTAATGTCATAGTTTGAGTAGTTGACTCTCCAGCTCCATTATCAGAAGCAACTTCGATATCATCCACAACTACTCCAGCAGCTTTTACAGCAGTTTCAAAATTGTCTGAGATAGTAGTATTAATCCAGAAAACAGCTTTAGTAATAGATACTAATTTTTCACCTACAGCACCCATACCAGTATGATCTCTTTCGCATTCATAATCAAATACATATTGATTATAAGAAGCTCCCGGTACAATCTTAGAATCATCATTATCCTGATTAAAGATACCAGTTCTGAGACTAGTCTGGATCTGTACATTTTTCAACATAGTCCAGTAAGTACCAACACCTTCTTTAGCAATTTGAGTATGGCTACCAGTTAAGATAGTTCTGTATACTGGTTCTTTAGGATAATAATTACCTAAAGCAGCAGTACTAAAATCTTCTAATTTCTGTACTTCTAGTACATTAAATAACTGGAACTCATTAGCAGAAGTTACAGTAATTTTAGCATCATCAAGATCAGCTTTAAACCGAAGATTGTTATAGAAATTACCTTGTTTATTTATAATTTCAGCTAATTTTGAAGCAATATTAGAAGCAGTATCAGTACTAACTACATCTAAATTAGCATAAAACATTCTCCGACGCCTATCATCCATAGTTTCAGCAAAATATGAATCAGCAGATCCGGAAAGCTGCATACCAATAGCTAATCTAATATGATTTATTACACCAGCAGTTGTGGGTTTAACAGCATCAGTAATAGTAATTTCAGATATAGATACCTGAGGATTTGAAGCTGATGTCTTATATATCTTCCCACCTTTAATATTTGCAGTTTTATAATCTCCTACACGAAGAACCCTAAAACCTTGTTCACCACTTATCTGATTATCGAACTTATTAAGTCCACTAAGCGAATCTTTCGCACTATTAATAATTACTTCATTTACAAATTCAAACATGTTTATAAATTTTATTTATTAGGGAAAATAGGTGGAGCTATTGTTTGATTAACTATAGGATTAGTGTTTAACCTAGGATCTCTATGTCTCTCTAAAAATAATTTCACCATAATATTAATTATCTCGTAACATACATATTTAGGAAACTCTAAGTCCTCCAGAATCTCATCTTCACTCTCTAAATCATTTACAGTTAGACTCAATTCGTTAGGATATTTAATATAATCTATAGATATATCTGAGATATTTATATTCTTATCTTCTCCATAAAACAGCTTTATAATAACTGGAGTTCCAGTTTTAACTTGTCCAGAATCATCATTATATATATAATAATAAGGTGTTTTATATGAAGGTTTAAAGTAATAATTATTTAATATCCCAGGATATTTATCAGATGTTAATCTTCTCGCTCCCTTTTTAATTATTGAATTAGAATTACATTTAGCATTAGGGTTATTAAATGTAATTACACAATTTTTAAGATGAAAATAATCGCTAGGTAAAGTAAATAATGTTTTATCGTCATCTTTACTTACTATATTCCCTCCAGATAAAGTTGCTGTCATATTTAATACTCTAAGATCATCATCCTCTTGTTGATTCATATCACAAAAGTTATATTTAGTATTTATATACTGAATAACACTTTTATAATAATAATAATTAAACTCGTCTAAGAGCATACTGGGAGCTTTTTGTTTTTCTAATTCTATAAGTACTGCTTGATAGACTTGTTTTAAATTCATATTATGTATTATTTACTATCTTTACTAGTAGGTTTACTTTTATTTTCTAATGGAAGTTTTTCTGCATTTTCTAAATCTTTTAATATTTCGGAATCAGACTTAGAATTATCCAGAAAACCCTGTGTTGTAGATACCTCATTCTGTGCTTTTAAATCCTCAATTCTTTTATTATCATCGGAAATAGCTTCTATAATTACATCCTTATCCTTTACAGAAATTTCTTGAATTTCTCTTAAAATCCTATCAGTAATAAGTTTATTCTTAGGATTTTTCATAAAATCAATACAAGAATCAGCATCTCTACCTATGATATCATTATCATTATATGTATACAATCCTGCTTTCTGTCGTAAAATACCTTTCTGTTTAGCATATGTAAATGCTATTAGATATTTAGTATCATTACTTTCAAATAAAGAAATAATCTTCTCAGCATCTTTTTTAGCAAATTCTGTTAGAAACTCTTCAATTTCCTCATCGTAAGCATCTTTTATATATTTACCTAAAAGCATTGCTCTAATTCTTAAAGCATCTCTTGAAGCATTATAAATATAATTTAGTGCTTTATTTAGTGTCCTTGAGGCTGTATTACGTTTTCTAGTATCCTCAACAATCCTTTCTACATAATAAACTGCTTGAGGTCCGATTTTTTCATTTGGTCCTACTAACATTTTACCACTTTCATCAAATTTCCCTTTACTATCAAAAATAAGATCAGAAAATTTAATAGCTTCCCATTGTTTAGATTTAACAGGATTACTTAGATCAAACTCATCCCCATCTTTAATAAAAAATCTATCAGTAGTTCTAACGAAATAATCCAAAGGATCATCCTCTTTACCTAAGATAATATTTCCAGATGAATCCACATTTCTGACACAAGAAGGATACTCTCTTGTTAATGGATTTTTAACTGGGGAAATTGACATCCCAGCGTGATTAGGACCAAAACGGCTACGTAAATGTATTACCGTATCTAATTCTTCTTTTAAAGCAGTTACACTTATACTCATATTCATTGATCATTAAATGTTTAAATTTAAAATAAAGAGGGTTGTTAGCCCTCTTTATATTTATTATAGCGGATTCTGTCTAAAGATAACAGAACGATAGGGTGCGTATACTGATACGCCGCTGTCATTGATATTTAAATAAGATCGTTACTCTTATTTGAGCAAATGCTCCACTATGTCGCCATAGTGATTAGACTATATCTTTAACTTAATCTTTGATATATTTAAATACAAATCCATGTGTTTTATTTCTAAAACCTTTAAGAACCTCTCTACATTTAGGATGTTCTTTTGCACATTCCGCAACTGTTCTCCAGATTTTTATTAAATTTCCATCTAGATCATATTGTCCAACTTTACAACCTTTATCTAAAGAAGATGGTTCGTATTTTTTAAAAGTTGGTTCGGTGTAATGTGTCCATAAACAGTTATTATATAATTCTCCAGATTGAATAGCTTTTTTTATATCCGACTTTTTACATTTAGTTTCTTTTGAAGCGTCAGATAAATTATAAAAAGTCTTTATTAATTCACCATTAGGATTATATATAGATACAAATTTTATTGTCCTATTGTCTATATCTGTTTTTATAATATCCCAAATCTTTGTTTTATCTTTTATATAATAACAGTAATCTAATAATTTAGATTTTTGAACTGCTTCATCTACACATGCTCTAGAGAACTTAGTTTCTTGAATAATTTGATTTACAGAATTCCAAGTTTTTAATAAATTTCCGTTTATATCATATTGATATATTTCAGATCTAATACTTTTAGTATATTCTGTTACATCAAGTTTATCAACCTTTTCTCTAGACCAATAAGATTCAAATGCAGAACGTTTATCATTTATTGCCATTTTAAACCTAGCTGGATTACATTGGAAATGTTCTACCGCAAATTGAAATCCATCCCATTCTTTTACGAAATTTCCTTCGAGATCATATTGATATAATTTCTCGTATATAGATCCTCCAATTCCTCCTAAAGCTATATTATATGTATCCTTTCTTTTCACAAAGTCTAATGTAACTAATTCAGCCTCTTTATTATAAGCTTCTTCTTCTGTATCAAAAATAAAGAGTATAGCTCGTTTGAAATTTTTATATCCATACTTCTTTACAGCATTTTGGAAAGGTGTTTTTGGATCTTTAATAACTCCTCCAAGAGAATGTTTAGTAACTCCATTTCCTATATAACCGTCAAAAACATCAGGATCTTCTGTCTTATGTACTCCAATATAAATTTTGTTATTTACTAAGCACGTTGTGCAATAAACGATATATTTCATTATGTTTGTATTTAAATAGTTTTACTTATCAGTTAAGTTATTTCCCATTTCCCTATCACTTGATAGGTACGTCACAAAGGACTAGTCGTTGAACCTAAATTATACCTGTCCTATTAAGGCTCTTAGTATAATCCTTGGCTGCTGATTGTCTTTAAAGTATACTTAAGTAATACTCAAATAGATTTTAAGTAATTTTTAAAGAGTTTCCAGCAATTAAGGAAATTTTTTATATTAGTGTCACCACTAATAGGGAACTAAGCAGCAAAAAGTCAAAATCCCCAGTAAATCATTTTCTTGAGCCTCCTGATCATTTTTGATCAAGAATCTTCATGTTTCCATGAAGAACAGACTATATTATCACTTTTAAAAGTGTCTCCTCTTTCGAACTTATTTAAGTTCTATGCCTATTTAATAGGACTTACTAGTCGTTGAACCTTTTTCTTTATTTAAAGAAACTTGGCTGCGGATTGTCTAATATTTAACCTTGTTACTATACCGAAGTAGTTACCTTCGCCATATAATTATTGCTAATTATATTTAGTAGTTAAATCTCTAAAGATATTCCCGCAATTTAGGAGATTAGGATCCAAAATGATTCAGATCCTGCAACTGGTGTGCTGGCGGTTCCTCCCGATACGCCATCGAGACCCCCGACCCCAATTACATCAGTTTTAATCATATCACAGCCCTTGAACGTCCAAGATTCAATAGCTGGTTTTCCGTTAGCTAAGTCCGGAGTTAAGTCAAGAATAAATCCAAATGCTTGATCAGGATATTCTATATTTAAAGCCTTATCCGGCATGAAAGTAATCGTATTACCCTGATATTCATAGCTAACAAAAGTATTACCTACTTTAACACCATCAACCGTTTCACCTACTTTCTTCTTCATACCAGAAGATTTACTATACATCAAAGTAGCAGTAGGAGTCCACCTTCCGATTTCATTCATCAAGTTATCACCAATTTGATTCCAGAGTAAAGAGTTACAGATTAATACGTAATCATTACCAGTTAAATTCTTTGCCTTAGAGGTTAAGAAACTTAATGCTTCTTTGAAGTGTGAAGTAAGTAATTGATCGAAAGAGATTAAGTATGCGTATCTTTCTATTTGAGGAATAATTCCATCGCCTATATACACTATTTATACTTTATATCACTATAAAGATTAGACTATATCATCAACTTATCTTGTAATAATTATTTTTATTTAATTATTTAAGTTGTTCCCTGCTTCCATATATAAATATGTACGTCCGAAGACTAGTCGTTGGACTTTCATTAAATATGATATAAATATATGCAATATTTAATGCTTAGCTGCTGATTGTCTTTAAGTAGCAGATTAAAGATATTCCAGCAATTCAAGGAATTTAATTTATCATACTGTTTCCAGTATGCGACCCGTGTTTAACATAGACGTTTGTTAAAATTTTCCCAGGTCTCTGCGTTTGCGGATCCACGATGGTAGTTTTTCCGTTGGCATCCACTGAACTACGTGCCCAAAGATCATGTTTAGCTTTAACTTCCAAGAAATTCTCAATCAAGGTCTTTTCCATTGAAGTCATAGTAAACAATTTCTCACTTCCCTTAGTTTCTGTATCACTAATTTTCAAGAATACATCTTCATTAGCTAAATAAGCTTGAGATGCATCAATATCATTTCTATGTAAGGTCAAGTAATTACGATGAACCTCCATATTAGACTGATATTTAGTCGTTCCAAAGTCGTGATAATCAAACGGATGAGCATTTGATAAGAAGTGAGTAGTCATACCAGGTTGACACGCAGAAGTATCAAGATACGACATATAATCAGTATCGATTAATCGAACAGTGTATTCATAATATTTATTACTTCTCCAAATTGGACGAGCAGTAACATAACACTGTTGATGTGATTTATCTATCACGAAAATATCATGTTTATCGTAGTATTTTTCTTTAAACAACATCCGAATTTCAGTTCCTCCAACACCATCGCCTTCTGGAACAGCAACAAACGGAATACGTTTAATGAACCTATTCTATTTAAAGAACTTAGACTATATCATTTACTTATTAGTATGATATTTAAAGATATAATCTTTATAATATCTATCCCCCATCTGGATATTCTTTAATTTATTTGATGGGATATTGTATTTTTCTCTTACTTCTTTTATATTATCTAAAGTCTCTATATAATTTCCATATTTATCATACACATCAATTATCATTCCATTAGAATAACACTTTTGTGGAACTTTAAATACTTCTGTAGTAGATATGTAATAATCCTTATACCATCCCTCGTTATAAGATAGTATATTCCGAATTTTAGTCCATGAATGAAGATTTATAACCTTCATTACTTCTTTCCCTTTAAATCTTCCTATATAATTTCCTTCTTTATCATATACATAATAAATAAGATTCTTACAACTTATCCTAGCCTTCGGAATAAATTCATCTACTAACTTCTTAGATATATAATATTGATTCTGTACTAGAGACTGATTTTTAATAGCTTTACTTATATCTAATATTCCTATATATTCAGCACATTCCTTTTCTGATTGAAACTCATTTAAGAGCTTCCCTTTTTTAGAATATAAATATACAGAAATAGGTGGATTAGATTTCTTACAATATTTAATAACATCTATCTCTGGTTCTAATGCCCAATAAGAATTAAGAAATTCATATTTCCTATCTATAGCATATTGAAACTTTTTAGGAGATTGTCCATAAAAATCATATGCCTCTAAAGAATATTCCCATTTCTTTTGTAACTCTCCAGATGTGTTAAATTGATAAATTGTTTTATATGAATTTGTATTTAAATAATTGTAAGTATAATCCGCTTTTAAATACTCGGCATTTATTAATTCAGATTCTTTATTATATGCCTCCTCCAGAGTATCATAAATATATAAAGTAGTTCTCTCAAATGCTTTTGTTCCATACTTTTTAACAGCATATTGAAATGGAGTTTTTGGGTACATATAAGTACTTGGTTGATCTATATAAACTCCACACCCTAAATATCCATCAAAAGTATTAGGATCATTTGTCTGATGCACTCCAATATAAATTTTATTTAACTCTCCAACTTTAGATTTTAAATTTTTAGTAAGATATACAATATATTTCATAAGTAATTCAGTTTTTTAATCTTATTTAAATAATAAGATTTACAGGTTTCCCCTAGTCGTTGAACACTGTCTTCATCAAGACCATGCTGCTGATTATCTCTAGTAGCAGTAGAGAGTTCCCAGCAATTTAAAGAATTTATTGTGAACCTCATTGATTCACATCCACGTCCCATTCGATGGCAAAAGCATCAATACTCTTACGTCCGGGCTTAGGAATATCTTGATAAACCATATTTTCAATTCTCTCAGTTAAAGCTGATACAGTATGTCCGGGACATAAAGATGCAGCTAAACCTACTCTATGAGTAATTCGTCCCAAGAATTGGGAGAAGTCATGAAAAGTTCTTGAGCCATTCATATTGGCTCGATTTGAAATGTATTCTGCTACAAACATTTTAAATTAAATTTAGATCTAATCCTTTAGGTTAAGAAAACTTTTTAAATCTGAATTTTCTATTTTATTACCTTTACCTGTTGATAGATTAGATGTGTTATTACTACGTTTTTTATTTTTAAGTTTACTTAATTTCTCTAGTCTATTCTTTAGGTACTCTTCATCGTTAAGTACATTATTATAATGTTCATGAATAGCTTCAATTAGTTCGTCTCCATGAGTAGCATAAAATGCTAATTTAAATAATGTATCTGGATTATCTAAATCACTTGCAAGTTTTGTCCTTCCCGTAATCTGGGGTTTAGTTATATAATCCATTGTACTATCTATATCTGATTCTTCAAGGTCAAAACCTCCAATAGTCTTAATATTTTTTCCAGCCTCTCTAAGAGTACCTATTATCTTATTTAATTCTTCCTCAGATAACTGAGAGTCTTGTTCTTCTTTCTGTTTAGCTTCGGCAGATAATCTTTCTTCTTCTGCTTTATATATCTCACGTAATTTATTAACCTTTTTCTCAAAAGATTCAGAATTTTCTTTAGCTTTATTTACTTCATCAACTAATTCATCTTCTGTTAAAATATCTCCGTAATTATTTTTTATATATAAAGCATATATATCCTCATCTGATAATTCATCTACCTTATAAACAGCTCCTTCATTTGCTAAATATTCCTCAATTCCTTTCTGTTTGTAATAATTTACTAAAGATTCGGAGTTAAGATTATTTTCACGCATAAATGTAAGAAGATTTATCTCATCATCGTCTAGGTTATAATCATCTTCTTCTAAATTAAGAAGTTCTATTTGTTCTTCTCTGCTTAACTCAGTAAATGGGACACTGTGAATTACTCCGGTTTCAGTATCCTCTATTTTTATATTATTAAAATCTATTCCTCTAGATTTAAGAACAGACTCTAATAAAGATTGTTCGTCTATAACAGGAGAAGTATTCTCCTCTGTATTAACTTCCTCTTGGGAAGTATCTTTTTTACCATCCACATTCTCCTCAGATGATTTTTGAGAAGTAGATTCTTCGTCTAATGAGTTGAAGATATCTAAATCATTTTCATATTCCATATACAATATTTATTACAGAAGTTCTACATATTCCCCAAACTCTGCTAAAGACTTCTTTCTAATATTAAAAGGAGTAGAGGAAATAGTTTCTTTAAGAGAATTTTTATATTTATCATCCAATTCAAATGATTCCGATTCTACATTCTCTTCTAAAATTTTCATAATCTCTAAATCTCTTTTAATTGTAGATAAAGTTAAAGCTTTTTGGCTCGGAACTTCATAACAAAATAACATTAAACTTACATAATTAGCCGGACGCTGTGCATCCACTTTAATGTCAATAGGCTTATTTTCAATAATCATAGTTCATTAATTTTTAGTTATTCATCCACAAAAGTAGATAATATTTGTATGTAATACAATAAATAAATAAAAATTTTATTTTTTAATTTTATACGATTGTATCTTTATCTTATCTTTAAAACAATCAGATGTTGCAGTAATTTTACTAATATAATGATTCCGGAATCCTATTGTACTATATCCGAATTCTTTTCTTTTCCTAAAATTATACCAATATATAATATCTCTATAGTCTATTATAGTTATATTTATATCAAAATCTAAAGAATCTATAGTAAGATATAATTTCTCATTATTAATTTCCAGAGTTTCATGTAATGTAATACAATCAATAGATTTAATTATCGGAATACAAGTATCTTTTATTATTTCAATATTATTTAATATAGTATCTCTAATTACTTTAGTTGTGTTTATATTAGCTTTAATTACATTGTCTAATTGTTTAATCTTTAAATCTTTTTTCTCTAATTCCGATTTAAGTAAAGAATCCTTTGATAAAATTATTCTTTTAAATTGTTTCTCTGTTACGATATGTACTTGTTGAAGAGAATCTATTGTACATAATTCTGAGGTATGAATATCTTTTAAATCTCTAATTTCTCTAGATTGTTTATCTACTAGTTTTATTAAATATATTAAGGATATGATAAAGATTCCTAATGTAATATATTTAATTAGTATTGTTTTCATTATTATTAGATTTATTTATATTCTTTCTCCATATAGATGTAATAGTGTCAGCTCCTAATAGAGTAGTACTACATATGAAGAGCATATCTACTATTTCTGGGGATTCTATCACTTTTATTGTGCACCACACACATATAAATAAACAAACTACCCACCCAAAAAATCCACATACTCTCTTGGAACTTAATCCAGAATGAGCTGTGAACATCTTAATAAAGAAATTGTTACAGTTCATCTTATTTATTTAATAAAGTATTTAATTTAGACAGTATAAGAGTTAATAATTCATTATTCTCTTTTACATAATCTAATATACATAATATTTGTTGGGATTGGGGACATTTATCACATCCTTTACATTCCCTTAAAGAATCTTCCATATTATTAAGCGTCTATTGTTAAATATTCTATAATCATTCTAGGATTATTGTAATCTATATTACCTTCTTGTATACCTCCGATTTGTAGTCCAATAGAATCTAATGGGATAGCATTAACATTTCCAAAATCCCATAAAAGTGCTCTTATACTATTTGATTCATTGATATGATATAACTTATTATTTATATATTCTATTGCGAAAATATTAGCTTTTCCCATATCTCCTCCATATATTATAGGATGATTAATTGGATCAGCATTTCCATTAACGTCTTGTACTACTATTTTAATTGTTGGGTTAGTAGTATCTGTACTTCTTAATATACTTAAATACTTTCTATCATTAGTATCTGATACTAAAAGAGTTAATAAACAATTATAAGAATTTTCAGAACTTCCAATAGCAGTAATAGTATATTTAAAAGAAACTCTCCAATTATTTTTTCGATTCTCGAATAGATTAGCTATTAATATAGATGAATAATCTTTCATAAACTTAGCTCCAGTTCTACTATGCGAAATTACTCCTACTTTTCGAATAACTGAAGTAACAGAAGATGTAGTTGTATTAGATGCTCCATTATATAAAAAGATCCGAGATAATATTTTAATTATATCATCATCTGCTGGAAAATCATATAAACTATAACTACTAAGTGGAGTAGGATCGGCTCCAGAAAGAATAGCTTCATCTTTATGTATAAAATTCATATTTGTACTACTAGAAGATCCTAATCTATTAGCAGCATCTTTAAGAGTTAAAAAATCCTTACTCATATTTTTAAGTTTTAGTTCCGAATACTATCCAATCTATAGTTTTTGGATCCTTTCCTCCACTATATAATCCTACATACGTCTTTGTTACACCCATAACATTACAAGAATATCCAGCTTCATTATTTCCCCGAAATGAACATACAGCAGTTCTTGGTATATAATCTCCTTGTAACGATACTCTAGTTTCAGTATGTCCCTTACATAAAGTACTTCCTATCTCAAATACCAAAGGACCTAATGTCATGACTACATGACCTGGTCTAGTTATATCATGTGTAGTCTCTAATATATTATCTAATTCCGTTATAAACTCCGCCATAATTAATTATTTACTGATAATCCTATTATTAAAAATGTTACAGTTTTATCATCTTTTCCCCCCAGAGAAAATGTTACTCCTGTAGTATTTAAACTAGATATACTTATAGCATATCCTTGTTCATCATTATTTTTTAATGAAGCCATTCCGGTAATTATCCCACTAAATCCTTTTAATGGTACAGAAACAACATCATACCCAGGACAAGTAGTAGTTCCATAAGCGATTCGTAGTCCTTTATAATTTATATATGTAACAGGATTTACCATTTCCACGGAATAGTCCTCTAAATTATCTTCTGTTAAAAATTCAGCCATATTTAATCACTTTCTCCTATTATTAAATAATAAAATTCTTTAGGATCTTTCCCTCCGAGTATGAAAGTAGCCGAGGTATTAGTATAAGAGGATAAATTTACTGTATAACCTGCTTTATTATTATTTTTTAAACAACAGAATACTCCATATACTGATTTAAATCCGGAATAAGTAATTGTTATACCTCTACTAGTTATAGAAGAATATCCTCCAACCATTCTGAGTCCTAAACCTTCAATCCCTCCAGATCCAGTAGAATCTAAAGCTCTATCGTCTACAGTTAGATATTCTGCCATATTATATTATTTTAGCTCTTTGTTTTAATCGATGTACATCATCTTCTAAAGATTGGATTTTGTCTTTTATTATATTTAATTCTAAGGAATCTTTTTTGATAAAGATTCTATGTAAAAATGTTTTAATTTTATTTAGTAACATATTAATTTAATTAATATCCTATAGCTAACCAAAAAAATTCACTTCTGGTATTTACTGGAGGAGTTCCTACTAATTCTACTGTACATGAGGAATTTGTGAAGGATTTGATGGTTAAAACATCTCCTTTAGACCAATAACCATAATAGTTATTAGGAGTGAGTTGCACTACACAGCATTTAGTAGGAAATTTTTTTGGATACGATACTGTTGCAGTCATACTTCCAGTATTAAGGTTACCAAGCCCTGACTGAATTAATATCCCCCCCCCTTGTAAGATATCTGCTCTTGTAGGAGTTGATTTAGAGAATAAGACATTTAAATTATCATTGGTTATAAATTCTTTTGACATTTATTAATATTTTATTTAATTGTTATATATTTATGTTAATTTTTTATATGTATTTCCACTTCTAATTAATTCTGTCCACCATATATCTCCTTTATAATTGATGAGTTCTGGAAAAATTCCTACACTTCCAAACTCTTTTACTATACTCTTGGCATAAATATCAAATAAATAAGGATATGATTTTTGGTTAGATATAGACATACTTATACATTTATTACTTCCATATATTAAACATCTCACAAAAAACCCTGTAATAACTTCTCTAGAAGGAATAGGATATGTTTGTTGCCATGACGTGTGCCAATCCCAAGTATTACTAATTGTTATATAATTCTGACCATTCTCATCTATATGCCATGTACTGTACCGACCTGTATCTTCTTTAGTAAGAACTTGAGAATACATAGTAGGACTAACATCCTTTCCTTTAGTATAAGAACATGAATCGTTAGTCTCATTTACATATAATCTAGCTACACTCCTATACGTTCCTCCAACATCAAAATACGCATAATGATAATTATCAATTTTCTCTGCATAAGAAAAAGTTCTTGGGTATTTAAAATTACTACCAGTATAAGCAGCTATAGCAGTGAGAGTATTATTAGATGTATTTAATTTATATATTCTGAATTGCGTATTAGCATTTGAAGAAGATCCACTACAACAAAATAGATAATTACCTGATAAAGCCGAAGTAGCTATATTATACCAATATCCAGTAGAACCACCTAGAGATATAGGTGCAGTAACCATTATACCATTAACCACAACTCCGACAGTGATATGTCTAAAATCGGAAGCTGCATAAACAAACGGAATTCTTTCATCATCAGGATTTGCTACAACACCTATACGACAATAGACACTTCTGGCAGAAAGAAAATCGTTTAAAACCTGCATATTATTAATAGACTTTTGTACTTTCGATAGAGGTATGAATTCCATAGAAGAATACGAAGTTAATAAATCCTCTCTTGCTCCTCCGGAGATTGCCTGAATTTTAGCTACAAATTCAGTCCCCCCCCCCACCTCCACCTATAGAAGATCCTAAAATATTATTTGTTTGTGCTATAGTAGCAAAGTCTTCTACTTCAATTTCTTTGTTTCCTGCCATAAATTCTTTAAATTATTTAATTCCTGTTCCAAATATTTAATCCTTTCCTCAAAGGCTTCTTTTTCTATTTCCCTTAATCGATGCTCTTCCTTAAATGCTTCCTGTAAAATTATAGGATATCTTTCATATGAAAAGGTTAATATTGAGTTATGTAATTCTCTAGTTAATTCTGGATAGTATTTATTCCAGTATTGAGCAGAAGTCCCAATAGATATATCCTTTTCATCCATCCAATTATATTTAAATCCAGGAGAATTTAATACTAAAGATAATACTCCAGTTATAGCTTCTATATTGTTTTTATATCTAATATCAGATACAGAAGTATCACCAGCTCCAGCTAAATGAGCTGTGTGTTTGGTAAATATTATCTCATCTTGACTATTAATTTTGGCCATTATTGTTTCAGGTGTTTCTCCGGAAGAATTCATTAATGTATCTACATCAGCCCTTAAACTAAGAATATTCTGTTGTAATGGAACTAAATCAGATAGATAAGATATTTCATTATCTCCCCATGTAATTCTTCTATTAAAAGTGCTAGGTATATTAAACACGTTATTAGTCCCCTCTTTATTTGGAATCCATACTCGAAAATCAGTATCCATACCTAGTATCGACCAGTTTATTTCTTTTGTAGAAGGTGCAGATAATTTAAGCATTCCGTTTATCTCACAATCTCCTTTTAATCTTATATATCTACAATACACTTTTTCAGAATAGACTCCGTATATATCAGAACCTAATAAAGTATCAAAATATATAGGATCTCTAATACCTTCTAAACACCCTAATCTTAATCTAGGAGATAAGGGTGCAACTTCATCATTTATACCTAAATAAGATTTATCTAAACATTCTCCAGTCTTAGGATTTGTTTCTCTAATACTATGTAAATATAAAGAATCTTGAGTTTTTAAATATAAAATATCCCCAACTTCTGGAAGTTTTTCTAATTCTCTCTTTCTTTCCTCATCAGTAGTTTTATCTAAATACTCTTCTAAATCCCTATCTAAAACATTCCCATCGATAGTAGCAACTATATTACATCCAGAAATTGTAAAAGTACCCTCATCATAAATCCATTCTAATTTTTCAATCTTAATTCTTCCTTTAGATATTATTTTAGTAGTAGGAATTAAAGTACTTACATCAATCCCTTCCTCAGAATTTTCTGGGATTTCTACATTATATCCATAAGAATGCTTCTCAAAATATAAATAATCTCCTATTTTTATATTATAAATCCCATTTATAGATATCTCATATTTAATAGGAATAACTTCTCCAGATTCTCCAGATTCTTCTTCATCAGGAACTATTTCAGATATACTAGATACAATTCCTTGTGGTTCAAAGAAATAATTAGTATTTAATCCTCTAGTAATAAAATCCTTCTCTTTAGATGAACTATCCCCAAACGGGCCTTTAGCAGAATTTCTCACTATTAAATTATCTACTTCTAAAGTCCATTCGGAATTTATATTCGCTAATCTATATCCAGCCATTCCCTCTATGAAATTATCAGATATTATTCCAGAATTAAGAACAGCTTTATCTTTCACATATATATTTCCATCTACCTCAAAATTATAGTTATAAGTTGGGGGATATCCTATAGATATATATTTTCCATTTATATATGTGATACCTTCTTTAGAATTAAATTTAATTCCAGAAGTATTAGTATCTAAAACTATTTCATTATTATTAACTACTATATTTAAATAATCTTGTTGATTTTTTACCTGCAACCCATTTGGACCAATTACATTAAGATCTCCGGACCCATGGAGATTATTTTCTAAATTAATAGTCACTTTATCTTTAACTACTCCTCCAGAGGATAGATTTAGATATAATTCTACTAAAGTTCCATTGTTATTATAGTAATGAACTTTATCATCAGAATTAAAATAAACAAAATCAGTAGGTAAGATTGCAATATTATCTTGGTTATCTATAATAACTTTTAAATTCCTTTGAGCAGTTCTGATTTGTTCTAGAGTAAGATTTTGATTATAATTGATAGCTAAATAGTCCTCAGAAGTTTCTACGTCGTCTCTATTAGATAATACTGGATATAGCACTCCATTTATTTGAAAATAAATTGAATCTTCTGATTTTACAAAATACCAACCATCAGCAGCTCCTATATCATTTTTATTCTGAACAATATTTATACTATTAGTATCATCAGTAGTCTTACATACCTTTCCATTAGAAATAAGATCTAAAAAAGAATTTCCGAATCTAACTTTTATATTACCTTTTCCATTAAGAATAATATCAGTATCAGCAGATCCTACCATTAAATATGGCTTTCCTAGAATCTTTTCTACTTTAATAAGTTCTCCCATAAAAGTACTTTGTTATATTTTACAAATATAATAATTCTAGGTAAAGAATCCAATAATTGGTATATAATAAAAAAAAGAAGAGAATCCCTTCTCTTCTTTCATTTTAGATAGTTAATCTCTATCTTCCTTATGTTTATGTTTTAAATGCTTCATATAATGATAGAAAGCTTTTCCCTCTGGAATAGCTTTATCACGTAACCATAAATATGTAAGCTTAGCACACATTTGAATATCGTCTTTACATAAATCCTTAAATAAATGATAACAGATATTTAATGCATAATGCCAATCATGTTCATTAAAATCCTCAAACTCAACTCCGAATTTTTTAGCGACTTGTTTTGATTCCTCATATTCAAATTCAGCTTCTTTTGCTTTATAATCTTCCATAATACATTCAAGAGCTTCTTCACATAAATCTTTTGTGAAATGAGGGCCATTAATCATTTCATAGAGTTTAAATTTAATTATATGATACATTTCAGGACATTCCTCTTTTAAAGATTCCATTGTATCAATAAATTTATCCTCTAAATCTTCAAATAATTCAGAATCATCATCTTCATCATCTTCGAATAATCTAGATCTTTTATGTTTGTATTTATATTCTTCATCATCTTTCTTAAACTTCTTATTAGTTCCTACATATTCCTCATCACTTTCCTCATTCTCGTTATCTTCTCTAAATCCTCTATATTTCTTAGATTCTTTAGCTTCGTATGGATAATGTTTCTTATGGGATTTCTTTTTACTTCCCATCTCCGACATCTCCCGTAGTAATTTCTTCATTCCTTCGATTGATTCCATTGCTTATAATTTTAGTAAGTTCTTCAATTTTCTTTTCTAAAGCTAATATCCTATTATCATCAGAAGAAATTCGTCCAAGTGAAGGATTATCCCCTAATAATTCTTGTTCTACTTTTTCACATTCTTCTACTATTTTATTATATCTATCTAAAGATTTAAGTTGATTAGTAGCGTCAGTTTTCCTTACTCTGATTTCCTGTAATACATCCTCTTTAGTGATACATACAGTACGTGTATCAGCTCTAGCTATAGACATATCCCTAGTTACAGTAAATGGGAATTGAACACCATTAAATAATGCGGTAATAGTTAAACTCTGAACCGGTTGATTAATTCCGGTCTTCTGCATAAGAGTTTGGTATACATTATTTAAATTCTCTTTAGGAGGTTCATTAACAATAACTGTTTGGACTAATCCTTTTATATAAGTTAAATCCTTTTTAAATTGATTATAATCAATTAAATATAAAACATCACCTGGTTTTAATTCTCCGAAATTCATAAGATATTATTTTATTTAAATATTAAACATTACGCACCAGGAGTAGCTGCTACAGCAAACTCTAATGCTACATTTCTTGAAAATTTATTAAATGCTCCATCTGGACATCCACCGCAAGTATTAGTAAACGTTTCAGCATCATTTAAAGTAGTTGTGGTAGTTATAGTAGGAAGAGTACCTACAGAAGGAGGAGTAGTTAATTCTAGAGGAATAGTTATAGTATACTTCTTCACAGTAGTTTTAAGAACTGAACAAGAAACAGGTCTATAAGTTATCGTGTGCACTAGCGAATAATTTAATAGAAACACATTAGAAGTACCTATTCTAGTTATAACAGGATCTTCGATAGTAATTGTACTGGAAAATCCTTCTCTACATATTAAAGATGGGAATCTTTCTACTATTTGGAGATAAGTAACTCCTTCATTAACGAATCCTTTATTATTTATTACACTCATAACAGTATTGTATTAAATAAGGGAGATTTCTCTCCCTTATGATGTTAATATTTAAATTAAGCAGGAGTTACAGTTGTCGAAGCCGGACATCCACACCCATTATTGCATCCGTATCCGTTATTATATCCATAAGGATAAGCTTGGTAAGCAGGAACTGGTCTCGGAGGAATTATACATTCGAGATAGTCCAATTTAGCGGTAATAGGATTAATTAAAGCTTGTAAAGCGTTATATTGCTGTAAGGTCTGAACACTGTTATTCAATTCAGCATTTCTAGTTTGAAGAGCTTCAATCTTGTAATCACACATCATGTCTTTAATAGACTGGAATCCTTGGTTAATAGCTATAGTCTGAGCATCTATTTTAGATCCTACATTAGCGAAACCTTGATTCATGTTATTGTTTATATTACAAGTTTGTTCCTGACAACGTAATTGTTCCTGATAACCTAAACTAGTTAAATTTAAATTAACAGCATCTATCGATCTCTGAGTAGAGCAGCAGCATTGATTAATAGCTTGTTCAATAGAACATCCAGTAGATTGAACAGTACTTAAAATAGCACTATTAGATGCACAAATCTGATTGATTATATCTTTTTGACCAAGACCTACAGTCTGACTAACTTGATTAATAGCATTCTGTATTGCGTTAGTATCACAATTCAACTGATTAGCTAAATTCTGTACAAAGTTTACATTATCTCTAGATGCAGAGTTGATAGCGGTTAATAGATACTCATTAGACAATGCTGATTGTACTTCCGGAGTTCCTAAACCTGCACCGAATCCGTTACGTCCGAATCCACCAAAGCCACCATTACAGAAAGCTAAGATAAAGATAAGCCAAACAGCCCATTGACCTCCCCAACCATCGTTATTATTTCCGTCTTTAGATAAAGCTAAAAGACCTGCCAAATCGTTTATTCCACTACCAGATTTTCCAGCTTCTGGAATAAAATTAAAAATATTAGGCATTCCACTGCCCATTTCGGTAAAATTTGCCATAGATTAAATAAGTTTAAATTAGACATAAAAAAACTATCTTCGCGCTCTGATTGTTTTCACAGCACAAAGATAGTTAGTATTTGGTTCATTTAAACGTATTTTCTATCTGTAGCTCACACATGTGATATTTTAATTTAAACTCTTTATCGTAGTTCTTTAAATATTCACATTTATTTACAGCTCTTATTATAGTAGAATGGTGTTTATTATAAATTTTAGATAAACGATAGAAAGAAATTCCATATTTAACATGCAAGAAGTAGAATAAAATACTTCTGCATCTGTATGAGATCTAAGCTTTCTATTATCTCTTAATTCTTCTATCGTGATATTAAATATATTAGATATTATACTTTCTAATCTGTTTATTATTTCTTCCATAGAGATCATATTTAAATTTTATATATCCCTAGTATCAATAAGTATATATAAGCTGATATGTCTATGGAACGATATTTATATTAGTAAATATAATATATAAGGTTATTATATCAATTTCTGTATTAATGAGGTTAAATCATTTAACCTAGTATTTAAAGAATCAATCTCTTCTTTAAATCTCTTCTTTTCCTCTTCTCTCAATCTATGTTCTTCCTTTAAAGCTTTTTGTAGTACTACTGTATAACGTTCGTAAGAGAAAGTTTTTGTTCCATCCTCCATCTCATGTACTAATTCCGGGATTTTATCTTCCCAATATTGTGCTGAGGTACCTATAGAGGTAGTTGTTTCATCCTTCCAGTTGTATGTAAATTCAGGAGCGTTGAGGACTTTATTTAAAGTATCATCTGGTAAAGAATTAAAATTAGATTTGAATCTTATATCTGATGTAGATTGTAACCCTGCTCCAGCTGAACATACTACATGCTTCGTAAAAGTAATCTCGGATTGAGAATTAATTTTTGACATGATAGTAGCAGCTGTCTCGGCACTTGGTATAGAAGGCTTGTTACTTAAATCATTATAACTTCCTGATGTAGCTACGGTAGCAAATGATGGTTTACTTGTAACTTCACTCCAAGATGGCCAACGAGTCACATAAGCTGAGGGTGCAGCCTTTAACAAAGCATCCCAAG